CGCGTGGTGGGCAAGGCCACTGACCTTCCGAAGGGACCTCCGCAGGGGTACGGCGCGCTCTACACCGTGAAGGACGGGACCGCCAAGGTGTTCCTCCCACTGCGTGTGATCAGCTCCTTCCAGACCCCGGAGGGGCAGACTCAGTTCATCTCGCAGACAGACGATGGTGAGCAGTACACCTTCTACTTCACCGACATGCTGAAGGAGCTCACCCAGGTGTCGGAGGGTCAGATCGCTGTGCCCTCGCTCTACAGCTGGATGCCCCTCAAGGCTGAGACCGAGCTGGTCTCCGACCCCAGCCTGCTGATGAAGACCGCGAGCCGCAAGTGGTCCGCCACGGCAGAGCTCCGCGGGGATGGCAGCACCTACTCTTGGAGTGGTCCGGCCATCGCCAAGCTCGCTCGTGACGAGACCAAGTTCGTGGACCGCAGTCAGGCCACGTGGGTGGGTGCGCTGATTGGCATCCGCCCGGACGCCATGAAGGTCGCGCTCGACCGGGCTGGTACCAGCAAGACCATCTCGTTCGACGGCCTGCGTCAGCCCACTCCCTTGGCGGAGAAGGTGGCCGCGGCCCGGACGAGGGTGAAGGCTGAGCTGGGCAGCCTCGAGGTCCCCATCCGCAACTACTTCCTGCTGAAGGAGGCAAGCGTCCTGGACGACGCCATGATGGCCGACAAGATCCTCGGCCTGGGCTTCATCAACTCTGAGAATGTGGCCACCTTCGTGGACATGCTCCCCTCCCTCGAAGAGACGTCGTCCAAGATGGCGGAGCTTCTGCTGGCGGTCCGCCTCGGCATCAAAGAGGTGCCGGAGACGGCGGTGGAGCGCATGCTGGTTGCACTGGACGACGTCGTCCACGGCCTGCGTTCGCTGCAGCAGAAGGAGCTCCGCTTCGGAGAAGAGTAGTCATGTCCCACCCAGCATCGAACTACGTTCGATACCTTCTGGTAAAGGGCTTGGCTGAGAAGAAGATCGTTGACGCCAAGACTTTGACGAAGGCTCGAGAAGCGAACCCACGCGGCCTCAAGTGTGCAGAGGACGAGGCGTTGGAGTTCTTCTGTGAAGAGGTGACAAGAGACCTCCTCACTCTGCAGCTGCCTCCTCTCCTGGGTGAGTGGGAACTTGAGAGGCACCTCCGGCAGGTCAAGCTGCCCCGCAACTTTCAGTTCTGGAACGCCGGCCACAAGCCGAGCGCGACGTTCATGCGCAAGCACAACATCTACGAGATGTGGGTGCCATCCAACGACGACAAGCGCCTCTTTGATATGCTGGCGCTCAAGCCTGTCGTCGACACGGTGAAGCTGCTTGTCATGGGTCGCATCAACGTGGCGGAGATCCCAGACTGGGTGAGGCAGAAACACAAGGTGGACATCGACCCCAAGACTCTCCACCTCTTCCAGCACTACTTTTGGGACACAGACGCGGCCAGCTACGATGAGTGGTCGATCTATCTGCGGAGCACTGCGTCGAAACACCACCTGCTCTCTGCGTACTCCGGTAGCCCCGCCCAAGCGCTCTACCGCGCTGGGTTCAACCCTCGCATCGACGGGAAGCGGGCACTCACGGACGTGCAGCGGTCGATCCACTTCAGGCTCGAGGCTACTCGTTCGATGCCAGATAACTCGGAGACGGCTAGCATCATCTCTCGCTTGGCGAAGGAGTTGGCCGCCATCCACCAGGTGCTCTACGGAGAGGGCGCTGGTCTCGAAGAAGTCCTCCGCAAGTTCCAGCAGCTGCGGATGGCGAACAAGGACCCCAATGTCGTCGACATCAGAAACTTGGCTCCAAACGGGAACTTCAGTAACTCTGGTGTGAAATCGAAGGAGAAGAAGCATGAAGTCAACTGAAGAGGGCGGAATGCCCATGCCTGACTGGGCATCGAAGGAAGACCGTGAGAAGCTGGGCGAGACCTTGAATGACGCTGCCCCTGGTGGCAACTTCGCGATGCTCGAGTTCAACAGAATCTCGGACTACCCACAGTTCTTTGCGGAGTGGGTGCAGCGGGACAGTACACACATTGTGCACCTCTTTCCCCGCGCCAGTGCAGAGGATGAGTGGACTGAGGGCCACTACATCAACCGCTGTGCTCAGTGCCGAACCGAGCTCCCGTTGGAGCACGCGGGCAAGAAGCCCTGCTCACGCTGCGGCTACACCGGCCTCATCTACGTGCCTGGTCGCGTCGAGTACCAGTCCCGCGTCACCTTCCCTCACGCTGATGTAATGACCGCGGTCAAATCGGCATTGGACAAGAGCTTCCTCGGGAATGTCGCGGTCGAGCACATCCCTGAGATTGGCGCCCTCGCCCTGCAGTTCCAGGGTACTGAGGACATGAAGCCCGAGCAGTTCCTGCTGCCGTTCTTTCAGGCTTTTCACGATGAGCTCCAGCCATGAACAACGTCGCCTACTTTGCCTTCAGCGACGAGTTGCGTCTCATCAAAGAAGCGCAGTGGGAGACGATCCGTCACGGATTCAAGGCATTGAAGGGGTCGCTACTTGGTGGCACCAAGCTCGTCGCCAACCCTGGTGTGATGCAGGCTCCTCGCATGCAGGCTGCGAAGTCGGGGAAGAACCTCATCCACAACCTCGAGGGGAAGGGGCTGAAGATCCATCGTGCCCGGGTCAAGACGCCACAGTCCATTCAGGCGAAGGGCCTCACCGATGTGCCCGACGACCTCCTCGGCATGCAGATGTACGGGAAGGGTCCTGAAGATGTGCAGCGTGCGATGAAGGCGCTGCAGGACCAAGGTGTCACGGGGTTGAGCTCCTCGGCCAAGGCTCGCCCGGGCTACCATGGGGTGAACATCAAGGGGCTGTACCAGGGCACCCCGGTTGAGATGCAGGTCAACCCTGGTCGCATCTCCAACATGGGGCAGCAGATGGAGCACGCGCTCGGCTACAAGGCCAAGACCGAGGCTCCACGGTCCACCTTCGTCGACAGGTGGGTCGGGAAGCATGTGGCCCCGCGCATGGTCAAGTCCCGGAGCTGGGTGCCGTCGTTGACGCAGCCCCCACGACCACCACGTGGCGCCGTCGCTGCCCCTGCGTAGGAGTAGGTGTGTCTCTGCTCAAGCTCAGTCAAAAGGTAGGCGCTGTTCCTGGGAGAATGCTCAGAACTCGGGAGTCTTCTTGTGTGCCCGGGAGCAGTGACCATACGTTGCCCTATACTGAGCCTGGCGTGAAGACCGCTGCGGGAGACCCCATGGTCGAGAAGGACATCATCTACAACGCCATGCAAGACGAGTTGCAGAAGATCGCAGCGGTGAAGGAGGCTTACGGTCCCGCAGTTCATAGCGATCTTGCAGACATCACGTCAAAAGGAATGGGCCTTGGGAAAGGTACTGGTGCTCTTCTTCGCCGCGGTGCAGTTGACGCCGATGCGGGCATCCGCCATCCCTGGAACCCCATGAACACACGAATCCACAGCATGCCCGGGCAGACCCGGTTTCAGACTCTTCGGGACATTGCGAAGCGGCGTAGGTCTGCCGTGGACGATATCGCCAGTGGCATCGCCAGTGGCAGTGGTTCAAAAAGAACGAAGGGCCTCATGAATCTAGGGGAGGCCCAACACTCGTATATGGACCTGGGCGCACATACCGACAAGCCACTCGAGATCGCGAAGGCTTCGAAACCTGCGCCAAAGTCGAGGGCGCAGGCTTACGCCCAGAAGGCCCAGAAAGGTGCGGAGAAGGTCACGCAGCAGGTGAGGCGTGTCGCCCAGAAAGTGCCCGGCGGGGAAGCCCTCGGGTTCCCGATCTCCGCTGCAGAGCATGTGCAGTCCGGACTGAAGATAACGGGGATAAACCCCCTCGAGTCACCGAACCTGGATCTCATGCAGCCGGATCGTTACAAGGCCGACGCTGCCAGTCTAGACAAGGCTAAAAGTATGGCGTCGTCGAACAAGCGCCGCGTCATCAACAGCATGGTTCGCAATCAGGGTCTCAGCCCTGAGCAGGCTGCTCAGATGTACGAGACGGCTGCAAAGGGCCAGGCGCCGGGGCGCGCCTCTCAGCTCCGGGGTCGTGCCGCACGCAACGTAGGCCATGTTAAAAGGCAAGTGGTTGAACGCGTCCGACCAAGAGCTGTGGCCCGGGAAGTTTCCAAGGCCAAGCCCTTGCTCGGACGAATCGCTCGCGCGGTATTCTAGAATGCGGAACCGGTCAGTAGCTCAAACAGCTTGCTGAGAGCGTAGATGGGCATGATGAACATGAACCCGAACAGACCTTCGAGGATTTGCAGCGCTGACATGGTGGCCTCCTTGTTGTTGTACTCTTCTTATACCCCAGGAAGGCGCTGAAATGCAGTATGACGAGGCCATATTGGAGAAGGCAAAACTCGCTGCTGTTGGAAGACATGAGAAGTTTCTCGGTGAGCTCAAGCAGAGATTGAACGCTGCGGGGGTGAGCACACGCCATGTGCAAGTAGGGGGTAGTGGAGTTCTGGGGGCGTTAGGCGCCAAGGCCACAAGTGACTTGGACATCAATATCTCATCGTCACGTGCATTCAACCAACTTGCCAAGCTGCCTGACGCCGAGGTTGGCCAGAAGGGTGGTGCTCGTCGCGTGGCGTTCCAGACTCCAATGGGCGAGATTGAGGCGTTCCACGGGCCATGGGTGGTGGACGGTAAGAACTTCGCTTCTCGGTCAGGAGCTATCGACTACCATGGCGTTCCTCACTGGTCTCCAGAGAAGACCCTTGATTGGAAGCAGCGCATGAACCGGCCAAAAGACCAGGCAGACATCGCCAAGCTCAAGGCGCTAACAAAGACAGCGGCGAAGCCTACGGGGATGAAGATCATCTACACCGGTCCCATGACTGGTGCTGGGCACATGTCGCAGGCGAAGAACCTCGCGGCTGCGGCGAAAGAGCGCGGCGTCGACGCAGAGCTCGTTGAGTTCGAGCCTACGTTCGGCAACCCAGGAGAGGTTCGTCAGTTCTCGAACAAGTACCGCGATTTCGTTCAGGGCAAGAATGACTCGTTCACTGGTGTGGGGAAAGCCTACCTGAAGTCCCACATCTTTGGCCCCAATCAGGAGAGGATCAAGAAGTACGTTGAGGCCAACAAGGACAAGGCTATCGTCCTCACCAACACTACCCTTCAGGCCCCGTTCATCCAGGCAGACCACCCCGTCCACGTGTTGCATACCGACCCTGTGAACTGGCCGATGGACTACGACTATCCGTCTGTGAAGGGGAAGCGTATCCACGTCGGTACTCGGGAGGTGCTCAAGTCCCTGGGCGCGCGCCACAAGGAGACGCTCACTGGTCTCCCAGTTCACCCGAAGGTCACACGTAAGCAGAAGCGCAGCGGGCTGATGGACCGAAAGACCTTCAACCTCACGGTCAGTGGTGGCGGCATGGGGGCTGAGGTCCCTGAGATGGTGGAGCGCGTTCTACGGTCGGACCTGCCGTCGAATGCTCGAATCCATGCAGTGGCGGGGAAGAACCCGGGCATCCTCAAGAAGCTGCAGCGAATGTCCAAGAAGGACTCCCGGTTGGTGGCGCATGGTTTCGCCCCACTGCCCTCGATGATGCAAGAGGCAGACATCAACGTCATTCGCTCCCACGGCACTACCTTTGCGGAGACTCAGGCGTCGGGAAAGCCCGCGGTCTACTACGCCCCCGATCCTGAGATGACTGACCTCCAGGGCAAACTGACAAAGGGTACGGCGGAGTTCGGAGGCCGGACCGTGGGAAACCCCACCGCCATTGGGCTGGAGAACATCCCAGAGGCAGTGGGTACTGCGGTTAAACGCCACTCCACACTTCTGCGGAGGTCTCGGCGGGCTCAACAGCGATTCGGGAACCCCTCTGACCAGGCCGTGCGGAAGATCATGCGTGCTCGGCCAGAGTACGAGAAGACGGCTTACCACGACAGCAACCACAAGCGGCTTACCGGCAACGCGGTCAAGGAGATGGGAAAGGGAGTCTCCACCGAGGTGAAGCGTTTGGTTGTCAAAGGGTCGCACGACTCAGACTACGGAATTCGTGGGCCTTGGTTCATGGTCAACGATCCAGTTCACGCCTTCCCGAACATGAGGAAAACGGACGCCTTCAAGGAAGTGGAGAAGGTCAAGGGGCGTGGTGTGGCGGCTGTGGCAGCGGCTATGGCCGGGAAGGGTACCGCCCGAGACGCCGTGGGAGGGCTGCTCGACATCGGTCAGGGTTCCCACACACTGGCCGACATCTCCGCGCACATGGAGAAGCCCGTAGCCAAGGGGGAGTCAGTGGTGCGCGCTGTTGGGAACTTCTTCCCTGACGGCTTTGGCGGTTCGATCCCTTCTCTCGTCGAGCACCTTCAATCCAAGCGTCGCATCGACTCTCTCAGTACGAAGAACCCCATCGACCAGCTGGCTGTCAAACGACAAAAGGGGTACGGCAAGGCGGTGAGGAAGGACCTCATGGCAACGCTGCAGGGGGCACACGGCATGAACAAGAGAGAAGCGCGTAAGCAGTACAAACAGTTCATGGAGACGTTCACCCCCACCAGAGCAGACGAGACCTTGGGTCATGTTGCGCGGAACACCAAGTATGTGGGAGAGCAGATTGGCCGCGCGGCCGCAGCGTACCGCAAGTCTCAGATCCACGGATTCGACAAAGGCTAAGAAAAGCGCGGGGTCATAATGACCCTTTGCTTTCCCCACCCTGCAGTGCACCTGCTGGCTCGTAGGTGATGGCCCCGCTTAGCTCCACAGCCCCTTCCACACCAACTCGAACCCCGAGAGGTTGTCGTTGCGAGTGGCGACCGTGAGGTAGTCCCCCGCCTCCTGGAGCTCCCGCTGGAACGCTGCATCCGCGGTGGCGAGGCGGGCCGTGGCCTCGGCGACCTGCACCGTGTTCTCGCCCCTCGCCACCGCCTTCATGTTCTCGTCCTGGACGAGCTTGAAGGACTTGCGGCCCTCGGCGATGCGGCTGTTGAGGTTCGAGACGATATCCGGCCGGCTGCGGATAAGGTCACCAAGGGTGTCGATGTGGATGAACTGCGACATGAGTTCTCCCTTTCCCACCACGTATTGACAGCGCCTGTGGCGTAGCGCCGACCTGTACTTCCCAGGTCCGTTGGTCCCAAGCATTTTTAGGCCGTGGGCTTAGGCCGAAAGCTGGGGTCAAAAACGCCCCAGCAAAGGATGCCAGGTATTCCCCGACACTTTTCTTATGCCCAGAAAGGTGCTGATTTTTCAGGGAATGTCGTGCTTGCTTCGGAGCTTCCTGAGGTAGAGTTCGCGGTGGAACGGGGTGGCGCCCAACCGCTTCAGCGCCTCGACGTGGGTCTTCGCCCCGCCATAGCCACTGTTGCTGTCCCAGCCATACGCCGGGTAGAACTCGTGCAGGTAGGTCATCTCCTGGTCACGAATGACCTTGGCCACGATACTGGCAGCGGAGATCTGCCAGTGGTGGAGGTCTCCCTTGACCGCGGTCATTTGCTCCCCACGATACTGCTGCACCCGCTTGTTTCCGTCGACGATGAGCGTCCCGAATACCCCGCCCTCGAGGGCTTGCATGCAGGCGTGGTTCCAGCTGATGGTTACTCCTTTGTCGTCGATCATCTCATTGTTGGCCCACCCGTACCCGAAGAAGGTGGCGTGCCTCAGAATAATGGGTGCGAACAATTCACGCTTCTTCTTCGTCAGCTTCTTCGAATCGGTGATTGGTTTCAGTTCGTCCGGGCGAGGACCGTGGAAGGCTGTCACCACTACCACCATCGGTCCCGCCAGCGCTCCGTACCCCACTTCGTCCAGGCCGGCGATCAGGGGGTACGAGCTTCTCGGGCTCTCTTCCTTTTGCATTCTTCCTCCGAGGGTGTCGATGCTTCGTGAGCACCTCCGCTTGCACTTTGCGATCTTCGATCCGTATGATGGGGATCTCGCAACCGTTCAGCGCCGCCCAGCAGCGCAGATAAGTCCGCAGTGGGTGCCGTGATAGTTTTGCGATAGGGAACCGTAGGCGAGCTTGAAGAATTACCTTGAGAGGGTCGCCTGTCGAGAAGATGTTGAATACGGGATGAAGAATGTCGTCACCGAGTGCGCGGAGGAGACCCAACCGAGCTTCCTCAATCCACTCCATACGACGCCTAAGGACAGACATCAGTCCTTATACCAGGAAGGCCGGAGCTTTTGAATGGCGATCGCTGAGGACTACAACTGGTACGGTGAGTCTGTTGAAGAGGAAGAGTTCGGGTCGATAGCTCAAGTTGACACGAGCGAGTACCCGACCACCCCCTCACAGTTCACTGAGTTCGGCATGATGATGCCCTCCGGGGGCAAGCTGCGGAACTTCTCGTTCGATGGCCGCCGGTACCTACGCACCATCTACGACTCGCCTGCGAAGAGGAAGCTCATCGTTGCCGGCCGTCAGGTCGAGAAGAGTACGCTGCTCGGCAACATGATCTTGTCCTACTGCTCCCTCACTTCTGGGTTCCGAGCTCTGTACGTCTCCCCTTCACATATGCAGACGAAGGTCTTCAGCCGCGACCGCATCAAAGAGCCCATCGAGACTTCGGAAATCCTGAGCCAGTTCACTAACTCCAAGCTGCTCTCAAACATCCTCGAGAAGAAGTTCATCAACCGCAGCCAGGTCACATTGCGCTTCGTGTTCTTGAACGCTGACCGTGTTCGCGGTATCCCGGCCGACCTCATCAACATCGACGAGTTCCAGGACATCATCCAAGATAATGTGCCGGTCATCGAGGAGTGTGCGTCACACAGTGAGTGGAAGCTCTTCAACTATCTAGGGACGCCCAAGTCGCTGGACGGGACACTTGAGTACTACTGGTCCCAGTTCTCTACGCAGAATGAATGGGCCGTACCATGCCGCCACCACGGGACACCGAAGGACCCATCTTCATGGCATTGGAACATTCTGGAAGAGGACAACATCGGCACGGATGGGCTCATCTGCGACAAGTGCGGCAACATCATCAACCCAGCAGACCCCGACGCGTGCTGGGCGTCGATGAATCCAAAGCCGAAAGTGGAGAAGCCCTTTGAGGGTTACCGTATCCCACAGCTGATGGTGCCCTGGATCGAATGGGACGACATCCTTCACAAGCAGCGGAGCTACTCACGCGCCAAGTTCTACAACGAGGTTCTTGGCCGCAGCTACGACTCCGGCACCCGCCCCCTCACCCGCGCCCAGATGCAGAAATGCGCCAATGAAGAATTGTCCATGGACCACTACCTGGAAGTGGCCAACCGGTACCTGTCCACGACGTCGGTCTTCATGGGCATTGACTGGGGTACCGGGGAGGGCAGCTACACAGTGGTGTCCCTTGGTGGGTACATGCCCTGGGACATGGACAAGTTCACCTTTTTCTACTTCAAGCGGTTCTCAGGGATGGAGTCTGAACCAGAAGTGCAGCTGAGGGTCATCAAACACCTCATCAAACGGTTCAAGGTTCACACTGTCGGCGTCGACTATGGTGGAGGTCATTGGCCGAACGACAAGCTGATGCGGGCCTTCGGTGTGCAACGCATCCGGAAGTTCCAGTGGGTGGGGAATGTTCGGGACAAGCTGAGGTGGGACCCCAAGCTCCTCAGGTTCCTCTGCCACCGCACCGAGATCATGTCCGACATCTTCAACGCCATCAAGAAGGGCAGCTTGATCCGATTCCCACGGTGGGATGAGTTCAACGATCCTTTCGCAGCTGACTTCCTCAATATCTTCAGTGAGTACAACGAGAAGCTGAAGATGAACGTCTTCAAGCACGCACCAAAACAGCCCGACGACACCGCCCACTCTGCGATGTTCTGCCTCTTGGGGTCCTTCGCGAAGTACCCACGGCCTGACATTCTGCTGCCGTTTAAGGACGTCGACCAAGACCTGGATGACGACGACTACGACTCCGAGGACGACGAGGTCCTCTACTAGCCTGAGTGCGGGTGGTTCTTCTCAAAGACCCCGGAGATCTGTGATAGCATCTCGTCGTCTTGAGTTACGGTCTTCATGACAATGAACCTGTCGACCTTCCGTTCCAGGAGTAGCAAACGAGTGGAGAGGTCGTTGAGGCTGAGGTGGCGAGCCTCCTCGAAGGCCCTGACGCTGTCTGCAGTGACGAACAAATGGTGTCTGTATGCCCTTCGGCGTACGAGCACCCCCTCTTTAGCCAGCTTTCGTACAGTCGATGGGTGGACCTGCAGGAGCTTGGCCGCCTCATCTGTGGTGAAGAGCTCTTCCTCTTCATGTATCATTCCCATAATGTGGACCCTCTGCTAGGGTTATACTATCTTGACGGGCAAACCTCCGTCAAAGGAGCAGAAGATGGACGATCTGCTTGGCCATATCAAGAGTTCGGGAGACATCTCGTCTTCGGACCTTCAGGGTCTTGCGAAACGTGCTTCGGGCATGTTCCTCCGGGAAGGCGTGTCTTTGAACAGGGCCATCGTCAAGCTGGCCTCTGAGCAGTGTGGGCTGACGGTCGAACACGTCAAGCGCATGGTGTCGATGGCCAACAACACCACCTTCCAGGCGCTGTTCGAGAAACAGGCCGAGGACAAGAACATCGACTTCGACGTCGCCGACCCGCGGGAAGTCCTTCGAGCCCTCGACAACACTGGGCGCCCTGCACAGGGCGTCGTCACCCCGGACTACAGTGAGGACGCATCCAAGCTGGGTCACTCCGTCAAGAGCGTGGAGGCCGACACCCTCCTCGCAACCGAGTTCGGCATGGTCGACGGCGACGCCAAGATGGCTGAGCTGAAGCAGCTGAAGATTGGGGGCGTCGCTGGAGAGAAGGTTGCGTCCTCGTTGCGAGACAGCCTCTCGGTGGAGGAGGCCAAGAAGACCGCGGCCGCGCGGCCGGACTACCCCCAGGCCAACCCTTTCGGCGAGCTCTACCGCACCAAGCAGATGCTCGAGAAGATGGCCGATGACTCTCGCGCCGCCCGCTTCAAGAATGTGCAGATGCACAATGAGGCCACTGAGAAGCTCGCCCACGAGGTGAAGCAGTACCTCCTGAACGATGGCAACTTCGGAGAGCTGGTTCACCTGATGCACGCCACGGGCGGAGCTGAGTGGACCAAGACGGCGATGGAGGGCTTGGCGACCAAGCTGGCTGGGAACACGTTCAATCCCACCAAGGCTCGTGCCGAGATGATCGAGTACGAGATGGTCAAGGGGGCCAACGCCCGGTTGCCGAACAGCGATCACCCCATCGTTCAGGCGTTCGGCGCCGTTGTGCGGACCAAGTTGGCCCAGGCCAAGATCGACAGTGCGCACCAGCAGATGGAAGACCTCCTGGGCAAGACCAACACCATGATCGCGAAGGTGGCAAGGGAGGTCTGATGCTGCTCAGGCGGAGTCGGATTATCGCTGAGCTCGAGAAGCTTGCGATCAATGTCATTCCAGCTCTGGCTTCTGTAGGCCAAAAGGGTTCGCGCATCGGTGACATTACGCGACGTCACGGCGGCAAGATTCTGATTGGAGGCTTGGCTGTTCCCGCTATCGGTATCGAGGGAGCAACCGCACTCAAGCGGTCCAAAGCTGGGTTGTCTGAAGAAAACTTCCGTGCCCGAATGGCAGGGAGAGCCCCCGGCGGCGCTCCCAAACGCCAACGGGTCTGAGGGACACCATGGACATGATCGATAAGTTGGCTGAGGCCGGTAAGCTCACCCCCGAGCAGGTCTCCCGCGTGCGGGAGCGCGTATACAACTTCATGAAGTTGGCCCACGACGACCCCGAATTCCATCGAGAGGCCATGGAAAAGATGTCGATGGACTGGGGCAGGTTGGGTACCGAGATCGGCAAGAACGTCATCAGTGGTGTGGCTTTGGCTGGAGCACTCGGTGTCGTCAGCGCCGGCGTAGGAGCTGGCCAGGACGCCCTCAAGGCGTACACCTCCAAGAAGGAGCTGAAGGACGGCTACGCAACGATGCTGGCGGCCAACCCCGGGCTGAAGCGCCAGGGCGACCCGAAGCGCATGAAGGCGATCTACTCCACCCTTCACCGGTTCAACGTGGACTATGCGAAGGATCCACTGGTCGCGGGTACCTTCGTGGACAACGCCATGGCGCAGGAGCGCGTGGACGTTGGCACCATCAACGCGGTCGTTGACGCACAGGCGAAGATCCAGAAGGGTCGTCCTCAGGCGCCAGACTTCCTCCAGCCGATGAACGCCATCGCGTCCATTGCGAAGAACCTCCAGAAGTCGTGATCACCAAACTCGCCACTTTTAGTGGAGTCTCAGACTCTGGGGAGCCCCTCGTCCGGCCGTTCCCTCAAGGTGGTTCCATCTCCAAGTACGCCGGCCACATGATGCCAGAGATCCAGGACTGGCTTTCCACGTACAAGTCCGACAAAGAGAACGTGCCGGTCCTGATCAGTGCCCTCGGTGCCAGTGAGTACTGGGGGCAGAACAGCAATGGCGACCATTTTCGTTGGGCTCCGCTGACCCATGATTGCCGCAATCACCCGGGCGTGCCCCACGAATACGACGACTTCGCCAAGAAGATCATTCCGCCCTACGGATACCGGACCTTCCTCCAGGCTCACCCTTTTGCCCACCACCGCAACAAGGACAAGGGTCGTGCGTTTGGTACCGTGCCTGCGGTCGCGCTCAATCGCCGCATGCGCCGGGTGGAGCTGGTCGCCCTGGTCAACCGAGCCAAGGCCTACGAGTTCGGTGGAGCCCACGTCATCGACCGCATCGACGCTGGCGACTATCCGGACTGCAGCATGGGCTGCCGGGTGCCGTACGACGTGTGTCTCATCTGCGGGCACAAGTCGAAGACTCGGGCGGACTACTGCGGATGCGTGAAGGGTTTGGGGATGGGCACCATCCTCCCCGACGGCCGCATCGTCGGCGTCGACAACCCCCACCCGCGATTCTTCGACATCAGCTTCGTCTACATCGGTGCGGACAAGACGTCCAAGATGATGGCCAAGCTGGCATCGGAAGGCTTCGGCCACATTCCTGTCTCGGTGCTCGACGCCGAGGAGCTCTACGGTATCAACCGCAGTGACGGGTTGGTGAAAGCAGCGATGAGTCCCGAGGCAGCCAAAGACGTGGCGCGGGGTGTTTTCAAGACGGTGAGGCCTGTACTCCCGTGGACTGACGACATCGCCATCATGGTGGCCAAGCAGAAGCAGCGGGACAAGATTGACCGCGGGCAAAAGGAGTCGAAGGAGTCGAAGGAGAAGAAGGCCAACGGCGACATGCTGGACTACAAGGCGAACAAGCACAACATCGAGGTCGGCCCACCGCCGAAGCCCAACCGCAAAGAGTACCCGTTCACTGGCACCATCGACTACAAGGGCATCCGGATCCATGTCGAGAACAAGCGTGGTGAGACTCGTGAGGGTACTGGCCCTGGCGGCAAGAAGTGGAGCACCAAGATGCTCCACCACTACGGTGAGATCGTAGGCACGAAGGGTGTCGACCTCGACAAGCTGGATGTCTACGTGGGGCCCGAGCCCAACGTGGATGAGGTCTACATCGTCCACCAGAATCACCCTGGGAACCACCCGAAGGCTGGGAAGTACGACGAGGACAAGGTGATGCTAGGCTTCGAGTCGCCCGATGCGGCGAAGGAGGCCTACCTCGAGCACTACGATAGGGCTGACTTCTTCCGCAGCATGACCATCATGCCCTTCGATCAGTTCAAGACCTCCATCTACCGAGAGGTGAAGGGAGAGAAGGTGGCCAACGAGCTCACGAAGGTCGCGGAGGAACTCAAGCTCGAGGACCTCTTCAACACCGCTTCGTTCGCCCGGCGCCGTCAGCGCACCTGGAGAAACAAGGTTACCGGTGAGGAGACCAACCACACCGGGTCAGGTCTGGGCACCAGCTTCCGCAACATGGAGAAGACCGCCAGCGTAGAGGCCCCGGGGCTCAAGGACGAGGAGATCTGGGGTAACACCAAGGTCAGTGCGCTCAAGAGTGCCGAGCAGAAGAAGTGGGCGGAGATTCTCAAGCGCATCTACCCCAAGGGAAACGCTGGCCGGGTCATTGATGACTTGTCTGACCGTGAGCCTGAGTGCCCTCACGAGATGCTCAACGAGATGGGGCGTGGGGATCTACGCGACTCGCTGTCCACTATGTCTGGCATGGGGATGGTACTCAAACCCCGAGAGTTCCAACGCATGATGCTCTCTCACGCCGGCAAGTCTGAGATGGCTGACGACCTGGATGAGCGCGGAGTTACTTTCGGGCCGCCTCGGGATGGCGAAGAGGAAGCTCCTTGTGAGGGCCTTGGCCGTCACCATATGCGGCACGGTCTGATGCAGAAGCTCATGCCGATGTTGAAGGACAAGTCCTACTTCGGCCCTGTCGTCCGCAAGCGCATCATCGTCATTCACATCAAGCCTCGGTTGGGCTCTTCTCCGAGTGAAGAGAATTCTCCGCTTCTGTCGAAGATCGGTGCCGCCTATAATTGGTACCGGAGGGAGATGTTGAAGGTGGCAGCCGACGCCGAAGCAATCATGGCGACCAACCCCCAGCTGCAAGCTGAGGTCATGGGCGTTGATACGGGGGATGTCTTCTCGAAGGAGGCTATCTCGGCCAAGGTGTGGGCGCCGTTGAGCGCTTTTCCTGCCACTCTGATGTACTCAGCACACTTGCGGGGGGAGGCCCAGAAGGGGAAGCGGCTAGGTGACGTGGAGCGTTTCTTGGCAAATCATCCCTACGTTTCTTCCCTTGGCACCGCAGCTGCGCTAAGAGAATTGTTGAAGGGAGGTGTGACTCCCAGAGGGTGAGTCCACTTTTAGTTTGTTGATCACATTCGGCACGAGAGGTTTTCAACCTCGGCGAAGTGCCTAATTCGTGTCGGTCAACCTCGAAGACAAAAAACAAGGAGAGAACAATGCACGAGTGGTTGGCAGAGATGTATGGCACCGGCGAGGACATCGGCAGCTCCCCCGAGCAGAACGACGTCGAGAAATTGGCCCAGGCCGAGATCCTCGACCAGATGTTCGAAGCGGAGGAGGTCGACTGGAGTGCGCTGGACGCGGACACCGTCGAGAAGGTCGCCCAGGAGATGTTCGGCGACGAGAACCAGATCACCGCCGAGGAGCTGACCAAGGCTGCCTCGGACGAGGACGAGGGGGAGACCGAGCCCGACGCCCAGGAGAAGTTCGCCGAGGCTGACTTCGCTGGCCGCGTCATGGCCCACTCCTTCAACCAGGAGCTCGACGCGATCGAGCTCGAGAAAGAGGCACTGAGCCTCAAGGGTATCGGCGCGAAAGCTCGTCAGGCTGGCAAGGCCGTCGGCGAGTGGACTGGCGTCACCCCCGGCCTCGAGGCCCACCGTCTCGCCAGCAAGGCTGGCAAGGAGCATGGTAAGCTCACCCAGGGCATCAGGACTCTGAAGAGCAAGGGCGACAAGGCGACCGATTCGACTCGTTCGCTCGCTCGCTCCGCCCGTGGGTCCAAGTCCGACCAGAAGGCCTACGAGGGTCTTCGTGGTGAGTACGCGAAGCAATTCGGTCTGCGCGTCGCGGCTCCCGCCGCTGGCGTGGCCGCCGTTGGCGCCGGTGGCAAGGCCATCCACAGCGCCGTGACCAAGGACGGCAAGAAGAAGAAGGCCGCTCTCGACACGCTGGCCGAGAACCGTGCCATGGAGATCCTCGAGCAGAACGGCTACACCTTCGACGACGACGGTGGGCAGGACAAGCTCGCCGAGGCCGTGGAGATGCGGGCATACGAGATGCTCTCCAACGCCGGCTACATCGAGGAGGAGTAGTAGGTCATGGACCGGGTGATGTGGGCTTCATTCCTAGACGAGCTCGTCAAGATCGGCGCGAATGTGTTTACCGCAGGCGCGTCGGCCTCGAAGAACATCATCTCGGGGATGAAGCCTGCAGCCCAGTCCACTGGGGCTAAAATCAAGTCGACCATGAAGATTGATAAAAAGCCCACCAACTACTCTGTGGTTCACAGCACAGAGCCAGCGGCGGCGTACGGGGCAGCTTCGGCGTCTAAGGCAGTACCTCCGCCGCCGGTGAGAACCTAAGGAGAGACCACATGTCGCGTCCAACCGTCTCAGAGATGGTCCACAAGGTCCTCGCCGACTCCGAAGCCGGGCTCATGAAAATGGCCCAGGAGGGCGGCGAGAAGGATGAGAAGGAGCCGAAGACCAACGGCTCCAAGGCGACGGCCGAAGAGGATGAAGAGGCCGAGGAGGAAGAGAAAGAGAAGGAGTCATCGGCCCTGAAGGTCGCGACTGCTTGCGATCTCCTCGCCGACAACATCCACGAGGTCATCGACACTCGCTCCCCGACCGAAAAGCTGGCGGAGTACGCCGCCATTCAGGAGGCGCTGCTCAAGAGCGCCGAGGACCCGCCGATGCACCCCAAGTCCGCTCCGGGCACGGGTCATGGCGGTTCCCAGTCCGGCCTGGAGGTGGCGCCCAACACCACGTCTGGTGAGAACCAGTTCGATGGGGGCGATACCGGCAGTGCCACCACCAAGCACCAGTCACCCAAGAAGGTGACCCCGACCGAGCACAACTACCCGACCGATGCGGGGAATGCCCTGGAGACCAACAAGGGCATGATGTTCCCCGAGCAGCCGGAAGAAGTGCTCAAGCAGTCTTCGGACGAGAAGGCTGCCATCCTCATCGCCCGGTTCGCGCAGCGCGGCTGGGTGAAGGAGGGTGCGCTCACCCCCGAGATGCGTGCCAACGTGGCTCGCGTCGTCGGCACCCAGGACGCAAGTCCCGGCGCTGAGAAGCCCCAGGGTGGTGACCTGCCCAAGGGCAAGGACAAGAAGGCGATGGTCGACGATGCCATTGCCAAGGGCGTTCCGCCTCGCATGGCGCACGCTCTGATCGGCAAGTTCGCAGCGGACGCCGAGAACCCCGCGAAGATCTCTGCCGGCAGCAAGCCGGATCTCCAGAGCGCTCCTGGGGCCTCTCCCGTTCAGTCCCAGGGGACCGCGACCGGTGAGGCCAAGCAGCCGGCGCACACCCCCAGCAGCGGCCAAAGCGGTGGTCGGGGTCTCATCTCCTCCATCGACTCGGCCATCGGTTACACCAAAGGACAGGCCAAGAAGCCCCAGAAGGGTGCCTTGGCAGAGGTCCTGACCGAGCCCGCCCTGTCGGCGAGCAAGGACAATGTGCTTCAGCAGGCGCTCGATAACACCTCCAATGCGGGTGTGAAGATCTCGGCACTGCGGGAAGTGTTGGCGAAGATCGCCGCGTCGTCGCCCGAAGCTCGAGAGCAGCTGACCAAGATGGTCAAGGCTGCGGAGGGCGGCGTCCCTTTACCACCCCCGGGTGAGGAAGTGACCGGAGCCGCACAGGCGCTCGGCGCGACCCCACCCACGTCTGAAGAGGCAATGCAGGCAGCTGCAGATGGGGTGACCACGGATGAGTTGGCCACAGCCCAAGTGATGTTGGCCAACCAGGCGGCGGCGGCAGCAACTCCGCCGGCACCAGCAGCAGGCGCCCAGGCGGCGCCGGAGGCGGCCCCTGCCCCGGCGGCACCACAAGCGCCGGTTGCGTAGGCTCAGCCACCGAAGGAGAAGCCCGATGATGGAAAAGATCAGTACCGAGAAGGCCCAGGCCCTCCTGAAGACGGCGGGGGCCACGATCCGGGACTTGCACGCGGAGAACGTCATCCTCAAGGAGAAGGTGGCGAGCAACGTGCGCGAGAACCGGGTTCGGGGTGTCGCGTCCATGATGGAGGAGAAGGAGCTTGCTCCCGATCTCACCTTCGAGCAGAAGCTCGCGCACGTGCGTGACGCGGGGAGCCTTGCGGCTGTGGAAGAGGCTGTCAAGCTGGCCACACCGCAGGGGTTCGTGTTCGGAGATGAGGGGGACATTCCCTCCGCCGCGGGCGGGGACCCCGCAACGCGCTTCGAGGCTGTCATCATGACTGGTGACGATCAGGACTAGAGCCTGGCTCGAGGCAACCGAGAGAATTGACAACTACCGTTCTGGAGGGAAAGGACAATGAGTCTCAACTTCAAGCTCGTGACCCCATTCATTGATCTGGGTGTTCGCGCGTTTCCGTTCGCCGACGCAGGCATCGTGTTGCCGTCCAACGCCAACCCGCTGCTCGATGGCGAGTTCCTGGAGCTGAACAGCAAGTACAAGCTGACGCGTGGCGCGTCAGGCATCGCTCCGCTCATCAGCTTCGCCTACTTCCTGGAGCAGGGCGCCTACACGGCGCAGGGCCTCGGGAAGGGCCCGATCCTCATGCTGCACGGCTACGAGGCCGACACCATGATCTTCGATTCGGGCGGCAGCTTCGCCTATGGCACCAAGGTCGCCATCGGCGACGTGACCATCGGAGGCGTGGCCAATCGACGTGGCCTCGTGAACGTGACCACGCCTGGCACCGACCACGTCGTCGGGTACGTCACCCGGGCCCCTGCCGACAACAAGGGATGGCTCCGCTTCCTCCGCACGGCCTAGACCGCCTGGTGGATGAGCTGATGACCTGATCAAAGGAGATCGTGATGAGTAGCAAGGTTCAGGCGGTCATCGAAGCGTTCAACACGCGCCTCGATTCCCCCGATGGCAAAGACAAGCTGGCCGAGTACGGCGGGGTCTTCATCCGCGACCGGCTGCGCGAGCAGTCCTTCTGGCGTCACATCGTGCCGCCGGAGAACGTGACCCGTGCGGACTGCCAGCGTTCCGTCAACCACGACACCCTGGTGAAGATCGTGGACGTCGAGCCCCAGAGCAAGGCTCTGGCTGTCGACTTCCGCGGCCAAGGCACCGCGCGGTTCATCCGTGCGCCTCGCGCCGAGGTCCCCTTCTTCACCATCATGTCCGAGAAGTTCGAGAAGACCGAGCAGGAGCTGCTCGCCTACGAGATGCCCATCACCAAGGTCATCGAAGACAACACGGTGAAGGACATCCAGGAGATCGAGGACCGCGAGGGTCTCCGCCACAACGAGGCTGGCATCCAGGCGCTGCAGACCGAGACCAACGCCACCACGACCGTGGCGTTCAACGCCACCAACGTGCGCGCGCTGGACGCCAACGCGCAGGAGATCTCGGTCGCGAAGGGCGAGCTGGCCCTGGCCGCTGACGGCGTGGACTTCCTGGTCCGCCCCGTCCAGCGCCCCGACCTGGTGAAGCTCTTCAACCTGCTCGATGACAACCGGCTGCGCTCGGAGCGCATCCTGATCACCGAGGCCGACCACAACGACATCCTGAACTGGACCGTCGAGGACATGGGTGACCGCATCCAGTCCGAGACCGTGGTGGACGGCTACAAGTACAACACCCTGCTCGGGCGCAAGGTGGTCCGTACCATCAAGTCCGACATCCTGCGGCGCGGTAACGTGTACGTGTTCGCGGCTCCCGAGTTCTACGGGAAGTTCTACATCCTGAACAACACGAAGTTCTACATCGACAAGATCGGCAACCGGATCGTCTGGTGGAGCTGGGAGGACATCGGCATGTCCACCATCAACATCGCCGGCAGCCGGAAGCTCGAGCTGTACCGCGGCTCGGTGCGGCCGACCCAGACCGACACGGGCTTCGAGGCCCGCATCCCGGTCGAGGAGGAAGACCTCGGAGCGGAGAACAACCGCGTCGACGCCAACCTCCACTTCCCGCAGGTTGAGCAGTACTAGCTGCTTCTGCGGGGGTACAACGGGTAAGGCTCCCCGGGTGGTCTTGGCCGCCCGGGGGGCCCCCCTTCTTCAGGAGGAGCCATGGGCGCGCCCCAGACCTTGTACGTTCGGAATCTTGCACGGTCCGCGTTGGTCCGTACCTCGCGCGCCATGCGCCACACGCGCCGCACAGGCGTCCTCCTCAGCGACGGCACCCGCATCAGGCGGCGTGGCCGGCGCACCACCGAGATCGCCATCTCGACTCTCCAGCAGGATGCTGACACCCTGCTGGCTGCGGTCGAGAGTGGTCACATCGAGATCCATGACCACAAAGAGAAGGTCCTGTCGCTCGCCGACCTCCATGTGTTGGCGGGCGGCCCGGCCCCCAAACCCGCGCCAGAGCCCGCGCCAGAACCCGAGCCTGAGCCTGAGCCCGAGCCCGAGCCTCCCAAGGCTGAGAAGGTTGAGCCCAAGATCAAGGCCCGCAAGCGCCGGTCGAAGGAGTGATCATGAAGAAGGTGTGGAACGTCACGGGTATGCCGGGTGGACATCCGGCGCGCACCCTCATGCTCTTCGGCCAGTCGGTCCGGCCTGGGCGCTACACGAAGGTCGAGGATGACCTGCTCAAGCGTGCCCACAAGACCAAGAAGGACGCAGAGCTCGGCTTTGTGCACATCGGCGACAAGCTGCCGAAGGGCTACCCGGGGATGCTCAACATCCCACGCGTGGCGTCTTCGCCCAAGCGCGTCGCGGGTCATGGTTCAAAGGCTGTGGCCGCTCCCACCCCGGCATCGCCCAAGAAGGCGGAGCCGGTGAAGGAGCCGGTGAAGATGGCGGGCAAGCCTGTCACGCTGCCCATCAAGAAGAAGAAGGGTGACGAGAAGTCTGGCGGGAAGTGATGAGTGAAAATGTCCCGACGATTCCTTCGATGCCGGACCTCAACGATCCCCTCCTGCGGAGGATGATCGAAGAGGTTCGCTTCTTCGTCCGGGACTACCCAGAGCTCAACCGCCTCACCACTGGCCTGGACCACAGCGATCGACACATCCTCTGGGCGATCCTTGACACGAGCAGTGACTGGGCTTCGACGCCCCCGTTCATCGGGCAGGACCTGAGGATGGTGGCGGAGCACGGTTGGTGGAGCGTCTTCCTTCGGGGAGTCGTTATCACCCTCTTGGAGAGCCTGGGGATCCTCCACATGCGCAACCACCTCTCCTACTCTGATGGAGGAGTGAACGTGCAGACGGAGAACCCACAGATGATCCAGGCCTGGCTGACGATGTTCAAGAATGAGTACGAGCAGAAGAAGCAGCGTATCCTGATCGCGCAGAACATCGCCAACGCCCTGGGTGGCGGTGGTGTGCACAGCGAGTTGGCGTACGTGAATTCGTTCTGGGGAGCGTGGTGACATGACCTTCTACGAGCAGTCTTTTGGCAACCCGCGTGAGCTGGCGGCCTTCGTCAATGCCGCGCCAATCGCCCAGGCCAACATCACAGCCATCGTTCGGCGTGACAACATTTGGGTCTTGTTCTACTGGGCGTAGGGGGACTGATGCCACTCGTTGAGCAGATCTTTGAGAGCCCGGAAGAGCTCGCCATTTTCGTGAACTCGCTGTACCCAATCGTGGGTATCGACGATGTTGCGGAGAAGGTAGTGGTCGGCCGGGACCTCACGGGGATGCTCGCCCCCACCGACACCTTCGACATCGTCGGGTCGACAGGCAACGACGGGACCTACACCGTGAGCACGGTCACTTACAACGGGGTCGCCACCGAGATCGTGGTGACTGGTAACATCATCGACCCCACAGTCGACGGAGACGTGGTAGTGGCACCGGTGGCCAAAGCGGACATCTCCGAGATCGTCCGCCGTGACAACGTGTTCGCACTATTTTACTGGGTGCCATGATGACGCCAGCTGAGATGAGAGCCTTTGCAGATGAGCTGTCCTCCATCGAGAAGGAGGCCGGCATCCAGTATCTCTACGGGGCGGCCAAGGCCCTGGGGGCTGGTGGCAAGACTCTGGCCGGGTTGTACCGCAAGGGGGCCAAGAAGGGTGGGTGGCAGCAAGGCCTGTCGCACGTCCTTGGCGGCTCGAAGGGCAAGGGTGGTCTGAGCCAGATTGGCCGGGCCGCGTCCAAGAGCTACGGCAAGGGTGTCCGCAAGGCTGAGAGCTACGGTAACCGGTTCGCGCCCCAGGAGATGGACAAGGTTCGACAGAGCTCCTACAACACGATTGGGGGCCGCCAGGGTGCTATGTGGAAGGGGCTAACCTCAGGCTGGGCGGAGTAACCCATGGCAGACCGCGACATTCTCATTCAAGCCTTTGACGCCTTCCGCTACGAGCAGGAGATGACGAAGGTAGCAGGCCTCGAGTACTACCAGGGTCTCACCAAGGAGGCGGCTGAGGAGGAGTTTCTCACCAGCAAGTTCATCAAGGTGGCCCAGATGCAGGGGAAGGACCCCTGGGAGCTCGCGTACCAGATCGCCAACTCCATGGGTCGTCTGGAGAAGGTGGCCAACCAGATGCCCCTCTTCCGCTACTACCTCGAGTGGGCGGACGACATGGAGAAGCGCGCGGGGATCGCACTGCTCCGCGGGCTTGGGGCGGCGGCCAAGGCCGGCGTCAAGGGACTGGGTAGGGCCGTCAAGCCCGCCCGGTTCCGGTCCGTCGCACCGTCCCCCGGGACAGGTGGCATGGGCAAAGCGTTCAAGGCGTCTGTCAAGCAGACCAGGCAGGTCCAAGCGACCGGTGGCGGAAGCTACAGCCGTGGCAAGAAGCTCATGAAAGCCGAGACGGGTGGGGTCGACCCGACCAAGCTCAAGGGTCCCCAGACCACCATCGGGAGTCCCAAGGCGGCCCCCACTGGTGCTCCCAAGCCAGCCCCGGCTGGTGCGCCCGCACCTGTCCAGGCCGGGCCGACCGGTCAGCCTCAGCTCGCCACGCAGCCGGCAGCCTCGGTTCCTCTGCCTCCAGCTCCTTCCCAAGCCCAGCAGATGGGGCGGCAACAGCTGGGGCAGCAGGCGTCTCGTACGCCCGCGCCGCAGAAGCAGGCCCCCGCGCCGAAGAAGCCCTCAGCTGATGTACCGGTTGAGACCGCAGGTAGCGCGGCAGCCCCCGCGACCACTGACGCCGGCGCCGCAGCCCCTGACGCGCCATTGGTGTCCCCCGAGCGGAAGAAGCAGCTCCTCAACGCGGCTATTGGTGCGGGGGTGCTGTCTGCCCCCGTGGCGGCTTACCAGACGTTCAAGCCCACTCAGGGGCAGCAGCCGAGGTACTAGTCATGTTCGAAGAGTATCTGCAGGAGCTCCGCAAGTTGGCTGAGGATGCCAAGGACGCTATCCCTGGCGGCAAGGCGGACAAGAAGCTGGACGATGACTTCTCGCCCAAGCAGATGGCCATGGGCCAGCAGGTCGAGATGGAGCACACCACTGACCCCAAGATGGCGCGGGAGATCAGTCGTGACCACCTCGAGGAGTTCCCGGACTACTACTCCAGGCTCCACAAGATGGAGGCGAAGGCTGAGAAAGAGAAGAAGGCCGGTGCCGATGACACCTACCACTGCCCGCCCTGCGGCTGGCGAGGCAAGGGGTCCGAGCTCAAGAACGGCAAGTGTCCCAAGTGCGGCGCAGCTGTAGAGCTCGTGAAGAAGGCCTCCGCGGACGAGGGTGGTCGGGCGCCAACCAAGCAGGACAAGGTCTCGATCCGAGAGTGGCTGTCACGACACGACAACGCCAAGGACGAGGACTTCCACGCCCTCGCTGAGAAGATGGGGGTCAACACCCACAAAGCGGAGGCTGTGGCCTACGACATGGCCCATGAGCTCAGCAAGAAGGGTTCGATGGGGCAGGCTGGCGGCATAGCCTTGTACATGAGTCGAAAGAAGAAGGAAGATCAGACCGTAGCGCCTCAAGGGCACACCATGAGCGAGTTCCTCAGTCTGCTGAAGCGCACGCGGCCGGCGCCTGTCAAACAAGACGCGAAGACTGCGGCGGAGGGCTGCCCGGGCGGCGGCAGGATGCGAATGGGTCCGCGGCCTGGCATGGGTGCCAAGCGTGGCGGGGGTCGGGGCCTGGGCCCGGGGAAGGGCAAGCAGGACCGCAGCGGCCTGAAGTACATCAAGGACCGGCTCAGGGAGGACCCTATCAAGGAGTCCCATGCTCAAGACCTCGTCACTGCGGGTGACCAGATCGGGCGCATCTTGGCCAAGGAGGCACATGCGCGGACATTGACCGGTCTTGCTGCTGGCACAGTGCTGGGTGCGGGGATCGGAGCTCTGACCTCTGAGGACTCGAGCAGCAAGGGTTTGGCACGCAGCGCAATCATCGGTGGTGTGGCCGGTGGCACCCTTGGTGGTGCTATTGGCGCCATCTCCGAGGGTGCCGCAGCTCAGATGGGGGAGAAGTTCCGGCAGTCCGGGGCACTCAACCAGGCGTTCCAGGCGGGCCGAGCTGACATCGCCCAGGAGGTCGTCCGAGGCGCGGGCAACAAGAACATCTTCCAGAAGGGCTGGCAGATGGGCGTGTCTTGGGCTCGAGGTGGAAGGTAGTGATTGAGGTCTTCGACATCACGGTTACGGCTTACGACCTAGACCACCTCGACATCTCCTGGAAGGTCCGCGACACCAACGAGGACCTCGAACGCTACAGCTTCTTCTTGCTGCGGAGCGTGGATGGTTCAGAAGGACCATTCCAGGTCCACGCTGGGCCGTTTGGATACACCTTCCTCTTCCGCGACCCAGACATTCGGGCGTTCCACAAGTGGCGGCAGTACTTCTACAAGATTCGTGCGGTCCACAAGGACACAGGGGACGAGAGGGAGTTTGGTCCCGCGTGGCTGGCCGCACCTCCGGACCTCATCAACATGGAGATCCGTCGGCGGATGGGGATGGCCCAGAGGGAGTTTAACGGTCGCCCAGCGATACTCCTTCCACGGCTTACCTTCGGTCAGCGATGCCCTCACTGTTGGGACATGAACAATGCAGGGAACAGTCTTGGCAAGAAGCGGAGAGGCAACTGTGTCACCTGCTTCGACACCGGGTTCGTGACTGGCTACGGTACGCCGATCATCTTCTACATCCAGATCGACCCTTCGCCGGTATCTCCGCAGCCCATTAGCATCTCGGAACGGCAACCGGTGGATACAAGCGCGAGGACAAGTGGCTACCCACCTGTCTCTCCCCGGGACGTCATCATAGAGATAGAGAACATTCGATGGCAGGTGGAGAGAGTTCCTTCCACCCAAAAGCTCCGTGCTGTAGTGCACCAGGAGCCGGTCCTACACCAGATCCCAAAGTCGGATGTACGGTACAAGATTCCCATCGACCTCTCAGTGTTGGAGAATCTAAAGAATAGTCGAGAGTTTACACGACCGATGAGCCTGAACTATGGAAATGACCGCGGTCAAATACGGTAGGGCTACCCGAGAGGGGTTCGCTGACGAGTTCACGCTCATCAAGGCTGCCAAGCAGCAGCGTAAGAACTTGTCAGAAACGAACGTCAATCGGGCGCTCAAGAACCTGGTGCTTGGTGCTGGGGCCTACGGTCTCGGCTCAGCTACGTCCGCGGCCGCACGTCGTGCGATACTACCTCGCCTTCTCCCCTCGCTGTCTCCCACCCAGCGGCTGGCCATCGGTACAGCTTCTGGCCTCCTGACTGCCGGCAGTGCTCTGGCACTGGCTCAAGGTATGAGGAGAAGGGAGCAGCTCGAAAGTGACTAGGCCTGCTGTTAAAATTCCAGAGTTCAATCCGCAGGACGGAACGCTTGCCCACGACCCGTTCTACTTCCTGCAGAAGCTCTTCACGTACTTCCTGCAGAATCTCTTCCGCACCTTCCCTTCTGGGCACGGTCTACGGTGGGACCCCGATGTGAGTACCACCGAGCTGGTTATCTCCGCCGAGAAGCCTATGCTCACAGAGGTGGAGGTTCTTCCTCACGTCACCTGCATCCTTGGTGCTGGCCGGTGGGGCAACCTCGGGCTGGACCAGCTGCAGCACCTGCGGTCGTGGGACGCACAACGTACACACACAGACCTCATGTCCATGACGATCGCCTATCATTGCCAGGCAAAAGAGGACCTCGACGCGCAGCGTCTTGCGTGGAACACGTCGTTCTACACCAACGTCTTTCGCAGACAAATCCACCGGGCGGGGAACATTCATCACCTGGCGCCAAACCACTCTATCTCTGCAGTGTCAGGCGCAACGGCGTTTACGGGCGCCAAAGCAGAGAATGAAATCGTCTCCGTCGTGGTCACCGTCCCCTTCTATTGGCAACCCCAGTGGCGTATAAAGAAGCCTGCAGAGTTGTGGAAGAGCATGGTGATGAATCTTTCGGTGAATGAGGTCAGTCCCTATCGGGAGCAGCCTCAGCAGATTCGGCCGCCTACGGTTGGAGGAAGGCCTGTCACAACCGTCCCGATCGAAGAAGCTTTTGTACAAGTCGTGACCGAGAACGAGTCAGATCACGATTAGAAGGAGTGAGACGATGGCTAGCCAGCTACCACGCCCAGGCGTCGAAGTCGTCCAGGAGTTTCAGTCGACATCCCCGACTGTTGTCACGCCGGCACTCGTGCCCTGTGTCGTTGCCCCCTATTTCGAGCTCATCGAGGTTCTGAACTCGGATGGCACGGCGAACAGCGACGCTCTGGTGGCCGACCCATACCAGCAGCTTGAGCTGACCATCCCTCAGGCCTCGCTCCCGTCGCCTCGTGGCAACATCGACGAGGTCGACGTCGACGAGGACAGCATCCGCGCGTTCCTCGAGTGGGGCGGTACCCTGGTCGAGCTGCAACGCGACGAGGCGTTCCTCCTCGACATGAACGTCGAGACGCTGGTCACCGACGACCAGAACTGGCACCCATGGTTGGTCAGTTCTCAGGCGGAAGAGGACTATGCCCCCGCGGGCTTCGACCTCGACGGCCGGAAGCTGAAGCTGCAGTTCGACAGCCACCAGGCTCTCCCGCCGGCGGTTGACGGCACTGGTCTCCTGGCCTCGGCCGATGTGGAGGTCACCTTCGCAGCGACGACTGTGGGGTCTCCGCTGACCATCTCCGAGGTGGTCGCACAGATCAACGCGGTCATTCCTGGCGCGGCCTACGTGGCGAACTCGGATGGTACCCCCTGGACCCTCGGCGACCACCACCTTGGCCTGAAGTCCACCCGGTACGGCGCGGGCGCCTCGGTGGTCGTGCGCTATGTGGGTGCGGACGCCAACGTCATCCTCGGCTTCTGCGCGACCAACCTGGACGAATTCGCGATCGGACCAGGCTTCTACGCCGTGGACGACTCGGACGGTGACCTCACCAGCGCCAGGCTGCAGCTCTACGGCGGTAACCTGCAGGGGCCGCTCGGCACTCCCGGCTCGGCGGTGGTCGTTACCTCCAATTACGACTTCATCAGCATGGGCTTCGAGGCGGGTGACACCATCTACGCAGATGGCGTGAACATCGGTGACATCGAGGAGGTTGCCACGGATCGCTTGACCATGGAGGTCGAGCAGAACCTGATGACCCACGCCAACAACTTCGCCCCGCACTACTTCTGGGCCCAGGCGAAGGACCTCAGCTACCCGGCCCCCGCGGCGAGCACCGAGGCGATTCAGACCGGTACTGTGCCGGCCACGGCCGCGGTCCCGGCCTACATCGTCAGCCAGCTCACGCCGACTCTTCCGATCGCATTGGGGGAGTCCCTCACCTTGGCCGGCGCCGAGGATGGCGTGGCGATGGCGGATGAGACTCTGGTGGCAAGCGTTCCATGGGCTGACGTGACCACGGCGGTCACTGACATCAACAGCACGGCCATCAACTTCCAGGCCTTCGAAGCCAACGATGCCGGCGACGAGGTGGCAGCTGGTAACGGCACCCATGTGGGGCTCCGTACGCTGCCGTCCAACACCGGGTCTGGTTCGGTGATCACCTACGTGCAGGGCACGACAGGTATGACCCTGGGCTACACCGCCAACACCCAGGACATCGGCGAGAACATCCGCTACCGCGACGGTACCCCGGCCTGGCAGATTCAGGGTGGAGTCGCCATCCCCGAGACCTGGGTGGCCGGTGGCGCGGTTGTGGCGACCCAGACCATCGTCTACACCCCCACGGTGCTGGGTGTCGCCAAGGGCGCTGAGACCATCGAGTGGACTTTGTCCCACGCGGGTGACGCGGCCGGGCTCACAGCGGCTATTGCCGACTGGAACAGCCAGGCCATCTTCACCGAGGCCTATGAGTCCAACAACGCTGGTGTCGAGACCGCCCTCGGTGGCTACTTCGCCATCCGCACCAAGGGCGAGAACATCGGCGTCACTGCCATTATCGACATCACCGCTACCGACACGGGCGCTACCCTGCCGGATGTCTCGGTGGGCGGTGCTGCTGTCGTGGTCAACGGCACCACCTTCAAGTGGTCCATCGACAAGAACTCCTGGATCTACGAGGTGATTCTCAACGCTGACGAGGACGACAGTGGCGTCTCGCAGCAGCAGATCATCGACAAGGTCAACGAGCTCACCCCGGGCGTGGCTGCGGCCAGCACGAGCTCTCCCCCGGCGCTCATGCTCGAGTCCAACAAGGTGGGTGGCGGCTCGGAGATCGAGGTTCACGACGGCACCGCCAACGTCTTTCTGGGCTTCACAGACGACGTCTCCGAGGTTGGGAACGGCCGCCCGGCGCCGGACCTGGCTATCGACATCAGCGGGAACGCGCTGCTCTCCGGGCAGGTTCTCCGAGATGGTCTCACCGGTTGGCCGTTCGCCGGCGGTTTCGCGCCGCTCTACATGGCCTACAAGGCCCTTCGTCTGGACATGAGCCCGGCAGCGGATAACCCGGACCTGATCACCTGGAACGACGTCGGAGTGCTCGAGCAGGTGGCGGACCCCATCAGCCTGGACAACCCTGGTTCCCTGATGAGCTACCTGGCCCTGCTCAACGCCCCGGGTGTGAGTGTGGCCTCCATCGGTGTTCCCGAGGTCTCGGCCGATGCCCCCGACGGTACGCCGCTGGGCTACGCCAGATGTGCCGAGTTCCTGGAGTCCAAGGAGGTCTACGCCATCGCTGTGGCTTCGCAGTCGGCAGTGGTGCACCAGGCCTGGCTGACCCACGTCGACTTCATGAGCGAGCCGGAGCAGAAGGGTGAGCGCGTCCTCATCTTCAACCCGGAGGAGCCCGACCGTGAGAACCCGACTTCGGTCGGCTCTGGCACGGACGCCAACAGCACCGGTGTGGTCAACGAGGTCACGCTGGACGTGAACATCGCCCCAGCACTCATCGCCGCGGGCATTGACCCCAACGCGCCGATCAACCCGGACACGGGAGCGATCGAGAACGAGGTCTACCTGGACCTGGGCGGGGACGACAACGTCTACCTGGTCAAGTCGGTCGCCAACGGCATCGACCTGGTGCTGCGGACCGCCTTCGCCACGGGCGACGGCAACGCCGACAGCTTCTACTCCACCTCCGGCCCGGGCACGGTCATCAGCGATGACTGGTCGGTCTACATCCGGGGTGACTCGCTGACCATCCCGGGCAGTGACCTGAAGGACCGGGATGCGGTCGCTGAGACCATCCAGGGCGCCGCCTCAGCCTACGGCAACCGCCGTGGCTACATGGTGTTCCCCGACACTTGTGCGTTCAACGTGGGCGGTCTGGAGCAGCAGGGCCCGGGCTACTACGCCGCGGCCTGTGTCGCCGGCATGTCCGGCAGCCTGCCGCCCCAGCAGGGCTTCACCAACTACCCGATCACCGGGCTGACCACGGTCCTCGGGTCCAACGACAACTTCACCAACCGCCAGATGAACGTCATGGCGGCCGGCGGCGTGTACATCCTGGTGCAGGACACTCAGGGTGCTCCCGTCCTCTGTCGTCACCAGCTCTCCACGGACACCTCGTCCATCGAGAAGCGGGAGTTCAGCATCACCAAGGTGGTGGACTACACCGCCAAGTTCATCCGCGCGGGTCTGCGCAACTTCATCGGCCGGTACAACATCACGCCGGCCTTCATCGACCAGCTGAGCACGGTGGTCCAGGGGCTCATCGCCTTCCTGGTGGACAACCATGTGCTCATCGGGGCCGACATCAACAACATCATGCAGGATGAGAACGCCCCGGACACCATCCTGATCGATGTCACCCTGGACGTTCCGTACCCCTGTAACTACATCAGGGTCACCCTGATCGTCTGAGAAACCAAGGACTTGACCCCTCTTGAGTGAGGGACAACGAGGAGGACAAGATGGCATCCAAGGCAATGGCACTCGAGAGCCCACGAATTCCCCACCTGGCACCCCCGACCAGTGAGATCGGGGATCTTCGCTCGGACGTCGACGACGCGTTTGCTCGTGTCGAGACCCCCGTGGAGAAGGTGACGCTGACCGCGGCGCAGATCAAGGCGCTGGCCGCCACCCCGCAGGAGCTGGTGCCGACCCCGGGCGCTGGCAAGGTGCTGCAGTTCATGGGCGCCTTCTTCAAGCTGCAGGCTGGCTCCGAGGTTCTCGTGGTCGGTGGCGATCTGGCCGTCAAGCACACCGATGGCGCTGGCCTGCAGGTGTCCGGCGCTGTTGCCATGGCCAGTTTCATCATCTCGGCAGTGGACGCCTACATCAACGGCGTGGTGGCTGCGGATGCTTTCGTGGTGGCCGCCAGTGCTGAGAACCAGCCCCTGGTGCTCCACAACCTCGGCGCCGAGATCGGTGGCAACGTCTCGGACGATGCGACCCTGGACGTCTGGGTCAGCTACAAGATCCACGACGCGTAGGCGACCTGACGACGGGGCATGATACGCTGGAGTGACGGCCTTCGGCCGCTTTGAAGGGAGAACAGTATGGCCACAATCAGCGAGTGGAGACCCTACGAGAACTACGTTCAGAGCGGCCTCACGGACGGCAAGTTCCTGAACGCAGGGTTCACGCTCCTCGCAGCTGGACCGCCTCGTCTCGCCGCCGTCGGTGGTCAGGGCTTCATCCAGTCAGGCATGACCCAGGGCGAGGTCCAGGGCGCGGATGACATCGTCTTCCCGATCGGCATCGTGCAGAACTTCAACCTGAGCCACAACCGGCAGTTCAACCGGGTGTTCGAGATCGGCTCGGAGCGGAGTTTCTTCATCAGCGGTCGGACCGTCGGACAGCTGGGGCTCAGCCGGATCATGTATCACGGTCCCTCGCTTCTGCGGGTGATGTACGCCTACTACGTCGACACGGTGGGGGCGACCACCATCCACAGCTTGCTGGGGAACGCCAACCCGGCGGCCGCGGTGGCCCAGCGCCACGATGTGGTGGTTCCGCCTGGGTACGACAACCTCTATCTGAACCTGGCGAGCGATCTGTTCAGCCAGCCGGTGGGGCTCTTGGCGTACTTCAGGGACAGCGACGTGGCCACGGTGGGTGCAGCGTTCATGGAGCACTGTGTGCTGCCGAACCACACCATCGCCACGGACGCTCAGGGCACGATCATCCAGGAGAACGTGGCGGTGCAGTTCGAGCGTCTCCTCCCGGTGCAGGTCAACGCCCTGGCCGCGATCAACGTCCACGGGGCCGTGATGCCCGCCTGATGGAGTCGTTGACGCTGCTGCGCCTTTCCAGGCGGGCCCAGGCCATCCTCAAGCTCAGCACAGCTGTGCCTGAAATCCCCAACTACGCCCCTGGCACCGTGGTGGACGAGGTTCCTCACGGTGTCGAGGGGCGTCTACGTCGTAAGGGGATGGTGGGGAAGCGTAGCCGGCAGCGGGGTCCTACGAAGGTCGAGGGCCCCCGGGCATACGCTCCTCGGCTGCAATCTTGACCGCTGTTTTCTTCAGCTTGTCCCGCATGTCGACCGGCAGGCCATAGTCAATCCCCAGGTAGTCGTGCAGTAGTTGGCGGATGAAGCCACGCACGAGCTCGTTCACTGTCACCTTTTGGTCCATGTGCTCTCGGAAGTCATCCTGGAGCTGACGGATCATCCGGCTCTCGAGCTCATCGAGCTCGATGTAGAATCTGTGTCTCTTCGGTCTGGCCATGAAAAACTCCGCTATGCGGTGGTACAAGTATAGTACTGGTATCTTTCACGCCCATTTTGTGCTTGTATTCGTCGCTGTCGAATTCGGCAGCCCATCTCATCGTTATACATACGCTGTATGTATAGCACAAGGAGGAAGACATGACCGAGAAGACTGAGAAGACCGAAGGCGCGATCGAGGTTCCTGTCGGGGACATCCAGCCCGACCCGTCCGTGGCGCAGTTCCGTGACGTCGCTCGACCCGATACCGAGCTGCTGGCCTCGGTGAAGGAGCTCCAGGCTGTTGTGCAGCCCATCTTGCTGCGGACAAGGAAGGACAAGGAGGGCTACTTCCTGATCGATGGTGAGCGCCGCTGGCGTGCTGCCAAAGCTGCCAAGCTGGAAACTGTCCCGGCCGTGGTCCACTCCGAGGTCAGTGATCTCGAGGCCGCGGTGATGAACCTGACCAGCCAGGCCCGGGAGACCTACACCGACAAGGAGCTGGCCCGGGCTCTCAGTCGCATCATGAAGCTGTCCGAGAAGGAGCTGGACGAGCCCCTGACCGACCAGAAGGTCGCGGACATGGTGGGTCTCAGTGTCCGCAAGCTGACCGAGATACGTCGGCTCTACACCAAGGGTGCGTCCGAGATCCTCAACTCCAAGAAGATCGAGCCCCGGGTGGCCTCCATGGCGGCCGCGCTGCCCAAGGCCACGCAGAAGGACCTGGTACCCAAGCTGGAGAAGGCCGACCGTGAGGAGGGACTCAAGATCGTTCGTCAGGCCCGCGAGAAGCAGGTCAAGAAGTCGACCAAGAACGGGGAGTCCAAGGGCATCCGTGGTCCCAAGCCTGATGACTTCCCGATGGTCAAGGACATGAAGAAGGTGATGAAGCAGCTCGACAAGTTCCTCCAGGAGGAGCTGGCGAACAGCACCCGCAACAAGACCCGCCAGGGCCAGCGTGAGATCTTGGACGTCCTGATGGGTCGCAAGTCCATGCGTGCGTTCAAGGCGGGCAGCTGATGGCGAGGTTGCTCTGCGACGTAGATAGCACCCTCAACCGGTGGGCGAATCATGCGTTCGATGAGATCGAGCTGGTGCTCAGCCGCCCATCCCCCAAGCTGGAGGAGCTGACAAAGGGATATGACATCATGGCTCTTCTGGACGAGGAGCAGGAGGAGCTCCTCAAGATCATGCTGTCTGGGCCGACGTTCTGGGCCACCCTGCCGGTCATCCCTGGCGCCCAAGAGGGCATCAGGGCCATCGAGGACGCTGCTCACGAGGTGTTCTACGTCACCTCCCCCTGGATCGACTGTGAGACCTGGGAGCATGAGCGCCGTACCTGGCTCGCCATGCACTTCGGTGCGGATTACAAGCACGTCATCCCCATCCATCGTAAGGAGTTGGTCCAGGGCGATGTCTTCGTTGACGACCGCCCCGACAAGGTCAAGGACTGGTTGACCGCTAACCCTTACGGGGCAGCACTCCTCTACGCGCAACCGTACAACGAGAAGGAGGGCGCGGACTTCGCCAGGTTCACCTGGGACCATCCTGAGCCGCTCATGCTCGCGCTCAAACACCTGTAGGAGGCAACCATGAGCAATCCGGTCATCACCCCCGACGACTACGGAGAGGTCCTCCGGGTGAATGAGATAGCTGCGAAGCTGAACATCCAGCCTCGAGTCGTCCGGAGGTACATCAGTGAGGGGAAGCTGAAGGCGAAGAAGATCGGAAGGGCCTACGTCGTCACCATGGCGGCGTTCAAACATTTCGTAGCCGCTCCGGGGAAGGGGGATGGATGAGGAAGCTCTACGTTCAGAAGCTGTCGAAAGACAGTGTGCGGTGGTCGTACCGCAATGAGGAACCCGATGCTCTTTGCGTCATCGTCCAGGCCTCCGGCCGGGCTGAGCTGAAGTCGTACAGCACCAAGCTGGCCACATTCCACAAGGGCAAGCGCTACGCGCTGAAGGGGCTCAACAAGTTCGAAGAGTGGCTCGACAAGTACGCGAAGACGAGAGATCGCAGGCCATGAGTCTGGAAGGGTAGGTGAGTGATATGAACGACGTGCAGAAGAACGTGTACAAGGCCATCGCGCCCAAGACCCCGCGGCTGTTTTGGGACGTCCGCCACCGTGTTCCCGGATTTCTTGGGGAGAGGGAAATCGACCGAGCTCTGCAGGCTCTGCGTCGCAAGGGCAAGATCAAGTACCTCAAGAAAGCCGATGGCGGCCCGGGGTGGGTGAGGGCATGAAGAAATATCTCGACATGCTCCAGCACATTCTGGACAAGGGCGTGAAGAAGGGTGACAGGACCGGGACCGGAACCATCAGCGTCTTCGGGTACCAGGAGCGCTTCAACATGATGGATGGGTTCCCGCTCCTCACGACGAAGAAGATGCACCTCAAGAGCATCTTGCGGGAGCTGCTGTGGTTCATTCGTGGCGACACCAACATCAGCTATCTCAACGAGCACGGTGTTTCCATCTGGGATGAGTGGGCCGACGAGAACGGGGACCTTGGCCCGGTCTACGGCGCTCAGTGGCGTGCGTGGGATGGTATCGACCAGCTGGCAGGGGTCATCGAGCAGATCAAGAAGACACCGGACTGCCGGCGGCAGATTGTCTGCTCCTGGAACGTCTCCGAGCTGCACATGATGGCGTTGCACCCCTGCCACATCCTGTTTCAGTTCTGGAGCCGTGAGCTATCGATGGTGGAGCGAGTCCGGTGGGCCCATGACCACGGTCACACCGCGGAGATGCCCCATTCCTCAGCGGAGTTCGACGCGATGAGTGAGTGGCTTACCTCGAGGGATGTGCCGGAGAGAGCGCTCAGCATGCAGATGTACCAGCGCAGCTGTGACACCTTCCTGGGCGTGCCCTTCAACATCGCCAGCTTCGCCATACTGCTCCACATGGTGGCGCAGTGCGTGAACATGGTGCCTGAGGACTTCATCCACACCTACGGGGACCTGCACATTTACCTCAACCATCTGGAGCAGGTGAAGTTGCAGCTCAGTCGTAAGCCACATTCGCTGCCTGAGCTATGGCTCAACCCGGACGTGAAGAACATTGACGACTTCCTCTTCGAGGACATCGAGGTGCGGGGTTATACTTCTGACAAGACCATCAAGGCACCAATCTCGGTGTGAGATGGTGCAGCGCAAGTTCCCAAGCAGTTGGCCCCATGCACTTGAGATCGCGAGGGAAGTAGAGGCGAAGATCGTTGAGGGTCTTCGAGCGCCTGGGGTCTGTGCGAAGCAGGAAATGTTCGAGTCCCTCGCTCGAACGATGCAGATGGAGACGAAGATGATCATTGGCTTCGGGCACCGGGCCCAGTCCGGCAAGGACGCAGCGGCAGAACACCTCATCAAGAAGTACGGGTTCACCCGTCGAGCTTTTGGGGATGCGCTGAAGGAGGGAGCCGCTGCCATCTTCGGTATCCCTCTCAACGACTTTTACGACGGTGTGAAGAAGGAACAGGTCGACCACTTCTGGGGGCAGACCCTGAGGTTCATCCTCCAGAAGGTAGGTACCGAGTGCATGAGGAACGGCTATGACCAGCAGGTGTGGGTTCAGGCTGTCCGTCGTCACATCATGAATAATCCCAACATCCACGACTGGGTCGTTCCTGACGTTCGGTTCGCAAACGAGGCCAAGGCCATCAAGGACTGGGGTGGGGTTGTGGTCTGCATGACTCGGCCCGGCGCCGGCGGTGACACGAACGTTGGGATCCCCCAGCACCCGTCCGAGGTCGCCCTGGACAACTTCACCGGATGGGACCAACACATCCTGAACAACGGTACCTTGGAAGACCTGTACGATAAGGTCGACAAGCTCATGGACGAATACGCGGTGAAGCCTACGGTGCACACAACCAACAGCTCGGGGCAGCTCGGGCAAGGCTAGGAGGCCATCTTGCAAGCAAAAATGTCGAAGTGGTCGAGGCCCATCATCTGGGTTGAGGGCATCATCGGGGCGGGGAAGACCACGCTTGCTCGTATCTTGGGCGACGCGCTTGCTATGCGCGTGCTTGAGGAACCGGTGAACAGTAACCCCTACCTGGAGCTGTTCTACGAGGATCAGAAGCGGTGGGCCTACGCCATGCAGATCCATCTCCTCGCCGTTCGGTACGGTATGCAACAGCTGGCCGCTTACGAGGCTATCTCTGGTACTCACAATGGGGTTCTTCTTGACCGCGGGCTACCAGGGGACCGCGTCTTCGCTCGTCTGCACACGCTGGCAGGAAATATCAGCGAGCTTGAGTGGGAGACCTATCAGCGTTTCTACGACACCATGACCTGCTCGTTGATTCCCCCATCCATGCTCATCTTCTTGGACGTGGAGCCTGAGATCGCCTACGAGCGGGTGAAGGAGCGCAGCCGGAATGCGGAAGCCGGCATCCCCCTCAAGTACCTGCAGGACCTACGCAAGGGCTACCTTGACCTCATGGTGGAGATTGAGAGTGGCTACCACCCTTGGGCCCGTGGGATGGAGGTTTACCGCATGGCGTGGAATACGGACCACCTTCCGGTGGATCCGCTCATCGAAGCTCTGAAGGACAAGTACCATATTGCGGAGGAATCGAATGACTGACCTCGACAAGCAGGTCGAAGCTGCGGAGAAGCGATGGTCAAAGGAGATGACCGTCACGAAGGATGAAGCTATCTGTGAGGCTGTGTCCCTCATGGGGTATGCCCGCAAGGACCTCGACAGCATGGCACCGGTCACAGCGTCCGGGGCGTTGGCACTCGAGCACAAGAAACGGCACCTCGAGTTGTGCTCGAAGAAGCTCGAGGAGTTGAAGGATGGGGCGGATGGCGAAGCGAATTAGCATCTGGGACATGCTCGTTTGGGCCATTGCGGCAGAGGCCTACGTCGAGTCTCTTGGTGGGAGGCTCGACGTGGACCTCGCCAGCATTCGGTACGACTCAGCAACCGAGACCGCATCCATCGACGCTAAGCTGTCCCCGCCCGTGGTGTGCGACCACATCAAGGTCGACATCACTATTTGACCGCGGGCAAAAGCCTGCATTCCTTTGGAATAAGTAGTTCAAGTAGCACCTGTTTAGCGACAGGAGGAGGATAGGTATGTTCAACAAGCTCAAGGACACTCAGGCCAAACTCGAGGGAGATCTCCTCGGTTCGGTGTTCTGGTGGTCCCTCAACGACAACTCGGTCTCCCACGCTGTGCTTCGGCAGCTGGCCCGGCAGCACGGGGTGCCGGAGAAGTATCTGCCGAGCGACATCAAGCCACACCAGGCGTTCAAGCGCGCGGTGAAGCATGCAGCTACGCTGCTCGACAAGGGGTTGATGCTTCGCTACATCGACGACAACGACGCCGAGATCGTGGTGGGCCTGGTCAAGGAGGAGCAGCTCAAGGCGCAGAAGGATTTGTCCTACGCCACAATCGAGAAGGTCATCTTCGAGAAGATCACTGGCAAGTTCCTGCACGAGGGTCTGGAGACGAAGGTCTACGACATCATCGTCGAGCTCTACCAGCAGCATCTGAACCACATGACCGACGACATCAGGAAGATGGTGACGAGCTTCCTGAGCGACTCCGGGGTCAAGCTACGAGAGAGTGGCGGGGTCTACTTCGTGGCACGGAGCGGGCTGCCCACTCTCAACGCCGTGTGCTCTGTGACCGATGAGACAGGCAAGAACAACACCTACCAGCTTCCCATCATCGACACGCCTGACGGGAAGGAAGCCTTGCAGGAGGTGGCGCAGAAGGGGTTGGAGGATGAGATCCGCCAGCTCAAGGACGAGATCGACAAGTTCGACGTCAAGAAGGTGCGGCAGAGTTCTCTCGACCGCAAGCTCAAGCAGTTCGACGATCTGCGCGGCCGCGTGCTGCTCTTCTCCAATCTGCTCAGCTTCCAGGCCGACGAGCTGAACGGCAAGATCGGCCACATGCAGGCTGTCATCCGTGGGGAGCCCATTCCCAAGCAGCCCGAGGATGAGGAGGAGGCTGAGGATGCCATACCGAATCAGAAAGCATTCGACGCCCAAGCGGGCTTCTAAGCCGGTCTACAGCAAGGAGCTGTACCGGTGCATCGCTGCGGACCCACCGTGGAACGAGACTGGTGGTGGGAGAATCAAGCGAGGAGCCGACCGGCACTACTCGCTCATCAAGAAGTGGCCTGACATCCTGCGTGTGATGCTGCAGTCCCCTGTGTGGCGGCCCAACCCGGATGGGTGCCACCTGTGGTTGTGGGTCACGAAGAACCACATCAAGGAGGGGTTCAAGCTGATGGAGGCCCTGGGCTTCCGTCACGTCAACGACTTCTGCTGGACGAAGGCCAAGCAGGACCCGAAGACCGGGTTGTGGAAGCTCTCCCGCATGGGTATTGGCCAGTACACCAGGGGGCAGCATGAGACTGCCCTCTTCGGTGTGATGGGGCGTCTGCCTTCCAAGAAGCCACGCAACGTGCGCGACGCCTGCCTGGCCGAGACAGGGGAGCACAGCGAGAAGCCACAGGCTGCCTACGACCACTTCGAGCGAGTGTCTCTCGGTCCACGGCTGGAGATGTTCGCAAGGATTCAACGCCCAGGGTGGGATGCCCATGGGAACGAGGTGCAGAATGGCAAAGTGCCCTAACTGTGAGGATGAGCTGTTCATTCAAGAGCAGTTCTTCACTCTCAGTGAGGTGGACGAGTTCGAGATGGACGACCCATCTCTTCCTGTCGCGGGTAACCGCTTGAGGGAGTGGGGGAACGAGCTCTACCACCCGCACTACTACTGCGACCACTGTGAAGGGGACTTCGGGTTCGACATGCGGCCTATCCCATCGTTCATGGTCGGCCGTGACGACGAGGACCCGTGGAGCCTGTACGACGTGCAGTTCGCACGGCTGCTGGGCGAGATCTGTGCAGCGAGCACCATCGACTTGGCTCATCACACGATAAACGTCGACTTCCAGGCGGTCCTTTCGAGCATGGACCTAGTCGGCGAACCGGAGAGAGTTGCAGAGATTCTCCGGCGTGCTGACGCGACGTGGGAGAAGTACAAATCAGACATGCGCCCAGAAGCGGTGAGGAAGGCAGAGAAGCGGAAGGAGATCGTCCACGAGGAGATGGCAAAGGCACTCAAGGCTATCGACACGCGCTTGAACGCCGCAGGTATCCCCCACCAGAACGTGACCGACAATCTCGCTGACAACATCGACGACGTCGTCAACGAACTCACCCCGGAGAACTGAATATGCCTGACCTGAAAGCCTTACCCACTGCCACCCAGGTAGTGCACCGCGCCAACCTCGAGGCCGTTCGCAACGAACTGAAGTCTGTCTTCTTTGAGCGGGATGAGATCATCGATGGGATGCTCTCTGCTCTTCTATGCCGCCAGCACATCCTGCTGCTCGGTCCTCCCGGCACCGGCAAATCGGCTCTCGTCGAGTCGCTCTGCAGTGCGATCACCGGCGCGGAGTACTTCGATTGGTTGCTGACCAAGTTCTCGACACCCGAGGAGTTGTTTGGCCTTGGGTTCCCCGACATGCAGGCCCGGACGCTGCCTCGGAACACGCACGACAAGCTCCCCGAGGCTCACATCGCGTTCCTCGACGAGATCTTCAAGGCCAACTCGGCGATCCTCAACTCGCTGCTGAAGGTCATCAACGAGCGCATCTTCCACAACGTGGGCAAGCAGAAGTGCCCTCTGCTTACAATGGTGGGCGCCAGCAACGAGCTCCCGGAGGGTGAGGAACTGGAGGCGATGTTCGACCGGTTCATCATCCGGTACTGGACGACTTATCTCTCCGAGCCGAGCAACCTCCTCACCATGATGCAGGCACCAGACCCGGTCATTCAGTCCTCCATCACCCTGGACGAGCTGGAGCTGTGTATCCAGGAGGCCAAGAAGGTGATCGTCTCTGCTGACACCGACAACGCGTTGCTGGTCATCAAGCAGCGCACGGAGGAGCAGGGGTTCATCTCTTCTGACCGGCGGTGGAAGCAGGTTCGTGGGCTGTTGCGGGCTTACGCCTACGTCGAGGGCGCGAGTGAGGTCACCGAGGACCATCTGGACATCCTCAGCCACGCCTTGTGGCGGGAGCCCAAGGACCAGCCGACTCTGGCGAGCATCATCGCTACCGTGGGCAATCCGCTCAACGTGCGTGCTGACGAGATCCGCGATGCGGCCAAGGACGTGGTGGCACAGCTGCCCACTAACATACCCGATGACCCCGAGGGTAAGGGTGACTGGGTGAAGGCGGCCACCAAGGTCCAGACCCAACTCGTGGACATGGAGAGCGAGCTCACGGACATCGTCGTCAAGAACCCACAGCGTAACCTACGCAAGGTGAAGAACGCTCTGCGCGCGGTCACCAAGCTGAAAGACAATGTCGTCAAGCACGCGATGTCCATCTACGGTGTGAAGTGAGGCGTTGGAAGGGCTGGGGTTTCACCCAGGACCACGACCAGGTCTACAAGGTGAGCAGGTGGTCGACCTACCAGTGGAACAAGCAACTCCACGACCTCCCTCACTTGAAAGCCCTGTTCGACAAGGGGAAGAAGAAGGTGAACTCATTTCCGCGGTTCATGCGGGAGCTCTTTCACCGTCTGTACTCCTACGACGCTGACCCGGTCGAAGAGATGCGGCCGGAGGACGTGTGGGCCGTCAAGGCTCACGGCGAGATCGACAACCTGCCTGACTTCGAGACGCTTCGGAGGAAGTGTGTGGGTCAGTCCTACGTCTCCGCTGAGGCCACGAATGCCTTGGCGGACCACATCTTCGACAACCTACCGGACCCACCATCAACCATGGATCCACAGGACATCAGGGACCAGATCAAAGGGCTCATGGACATGGCCAAGTCCGCTGGGAAGGAGGAGGACGAGAAGATCAAGGAACAGCTCGAGGCCATGCGGCAGCAGGGCAAGGAGCTGGTGGAGGCTTACCAGCAGTACGCCAAGCAGATAGACGAGACTGACCTGAGGAACACTCTTCGGGACGCTCTTGCTGCTGGGCATGCTGCAGCTGATGAGGCCGAGGAGACCTCCTCAGCATTCTGTGGGTGGGGCAACCAGCCTGGGACCCCTGACAACACCACAGCAGACGTGAAGGCTGCGTTGGCCAAGCGCATCAGGGCCAATCACAAGTTGCAACGACTGGCCAAGATCGCCGGCCGCATGCGTCGTCTGGCGTCTCAGAAGCAGAAGTCGAAGGTCACGCCCCATCGTAGTGAGATCTCTGACATCGAGTGCGGCAACGACTTCGCACGGCTGCTTCCTTCAGAGATGGTGAAGCTGGCCGACCCGATGATGCGGATCGACTTCATGCGCTCGTATCAGGAGCGTTCGCTCTTGCAGTACAAGCTCATAGGCCGAGAGAAGCAGGGGCGAGGGCCAGTGATCATCTGCATCGATAACTCAGGCAGCATGAGTGGAAACCCAGAGGTCTGGGCCAAGGGTATCGCATTGGCCCTCATTCAGATCGCTGCCCAACAGAAGAGGAGCGCCCGGGTTATCCATTTCGACTCGTCTGTTCGTCAGGTGGACGATTGGCCTCGAGGGAAGATCGACCCGATCAAGCTCATGGAGAGTATGCTTCCGTTCTACAGTGGCGGGACTGAGTTCGAGCAGCCGCTTCGGCGCGCGCTCGAGGCTATCAAGGAGGATGAGTACAAAAAGGCTGATGTCGTCTTCATCACCGATGGAGAGTGTGATGTGAGCGACGAGTTTGTCGAGGAGTGGAAGAAGCGGAAGCATGAGAAGGAGTTCACCTGCTTCGGCGTCCACATTGGGTACAAGAACCTGGGACTGAATCGGTTTTGTGACAAGGTAGTCAACGTGAGTAACTTCTCGGACGACTCCGACGTCACGGACACAGTCTTCGATATTTGAGGAGGAACCATGGGCATCACGGTCACGGAAAAGCAGGAGTTGCGCGACATCATCAACACTCGGGTGGAGAAGCGCATCACCCAGATCGAGCACGAGAACGTGGCAGGCTTGGAGGCGATGGCCGAGATGGCTCGGGAGCAGGCTATCAAAGACCTGGAGCTGGTGGAATACGTTCAGCGGAACGACGACCTGACTGCCACCCAGGAGCGCCTGAAGAAGGAGCAGGAGAAACTGCAGAAGGACACGGCGGAGAAGCTGGAGCTGAAGGACAACTGGCGTCGTGAGGAGCAGATCGAGGATCGCATAGAGAAGGCCACGGGCGTGGTCAAGGGTAAGATGATGGCGGATAACGACGTGGGCAAGGAGATCCTGCGCTTGCAGGCGGAGCAGGAGCACATGCTCGAGACCGTGTGGGTCGCCACTTCGTCGGCTCAGGTGAAAGAGCTCTTCATGAAGGTCAACTCGGTACTGAACGAGAGTCCGACTGGCCTTGGTGAGATGGCTCAGGGTATCGCTCCCACGGACGACTAGGGGTGCTAGGATGGGTGGGCTTGGCTTCGGCCGAGCTCACCCATCTTTTTAGGGAGGGCACCATGTCCGAGGCGCCGAAGAAAGAGAAGAAGAGGGCAATCGACTACGTTGGCATCGCTGCATTGGTGACTGCCATCCCTGCAGCTCTCGCTACGATGTATGGCATTCAGAACAACAACCAGAAGAACTCTGAGACCAAGCAGTACGGCATTGTGCTGGCCCAGGGGGTCTTCAATGCACACGCGAAGAAGATCGACGCGCTCAGCGACAAGCACACTGCCTTACTGCTTGAGCTCAAAGACCTCCAGTCCGAGCTCAAGGTGATGAAAGCAATGGGCAGTTGCGGGAATAAGAAGGTTAAATATAGGCCCAAGGCTGCCAAGGCATCGCCGAAGGCGTCACGAAAGCCTGCTGTCATGCTCGACGATGACGACGAGGGCATTGCAGACATCATGCCCGCGATGGCTGTACCAAAGCCTACTCCTCCCCCCATGGAGGAAGTTTCATTCGAGCAGGTACAAGAGCAGGCTGAGATCGGTGAACCCTGGGTTCAAGAACAACACCAAGGCCAGGAGGAATGATGATTTGACCGCAGGCAATACACCTACCGACCCACGCGCCTGGTTCGAACGCCACCAACGAGACGTGAAATGTGCTGAGTGCGGCAGTCAGATGACGCTGCGCAAGAGCAAGTACGGTCTATTCTACGGGTGTTCGAGATACCCAGTTTGTTCTGGGACTCACGGCGCACATCCTGATGGCGCACCCCTGGGCCACCCGGCCACGAAAGAAGTGAAGCAGGCCCGTATCGCTGCGCACGCATCCTTCGACCGGATGTGGAAGAGTGGAGCGATGAGTCGTTCCGCCGCCTATCGGTGGATGCGACGCGCCATGAAGATGACGAAGACAGAGGCTCACATCGGCAAGATGGGTTTCGATCAGTGTACTCAACTGATGATGTTCGTCGACGTTAGATTGGGGTCTCACCAACACAAATGGTTGGAGCTGCAAGCAAAGGAGAACCATGATCCTGAAGCTGCCGAAGAAGAAGACAGAAGAAACCGTGACGACTAGCAAACCGGCAAGATCGAGACCGCTTCCCAACAAAGTGGACATGGCGAAGTTGTGGAAGTACGAGAGACTCGTCGAAGGACTCTGGGAGCCGGTGGACAGGGACGACATCAAGAATGGTGATGTCTTCAAGGTCTTTGACCAGAAAGGGCATCCTGAGGCTGGCGGCAAGGCTTTTCTCTGCCTAGAGGCATTGTGGTACACCTCTGATACGGGGAAGTGGGACATTAAGGGCGTTCCCTATAGCGCTCACTTCTTCATGGGGAACTACCAACGTCCGGGGGCAAGCGATGTGGAGTCGGCGGGTTAGACCATGGGCCAAGTGGAAGCACCCTAAACGGAGAGACAATGACGAGACCATCGTGGAACGAGTACTTCATGAGGTTTGCGGTTCTGGCAGCAACCCGGAGCACGTGCATCAGGAAGAGCGGCCGCCATGTGGGGGCTGTGATTGTGAGGGACAAGCAGCTACTGTCGACCGGTTACAACGGAGCACCCAAGGGAGTGAGGCACTGCGCTGAGACAGGCTGCCTGCGAGACCAACAGAATGTGAAGAGTGGGACTTGCCATGAAGTCTGTCGTGGCACCCACGCAGAGCAGAATGCCATCGTTCAGGCCGCCTACCAAGGTACGAGCCTGAAGGGCAGCACGCTCTACACGACGCTCACCCCCTGCTCCATCTGCACCAAAATGATCATCAACGCAGGCATTCGACACGTCTACTACCTGGACATGTACGACGACCCATTGGGCCTAGAGATGATGGTGGAAGCTGGAGTGGTGATCGAGCAGCTGAAGCTCGACGAGGGCTAGAGAGAACGCTTGAGGGCCGGGGCCGGCTTGAAGCTCACGGTCTTGCTGGCAGCGATCTTGAGCGCGTCACCGGTCTGCGGGTTGCGGCCCATGCGCGCCTTGCGCTTCTTCAGGTTGAAGGTGCCGAAGCCCGGGTAGCTGAACGACCCCTCCTTCTTCACGCTGTGGGTCACCGCCCGAAAGACACCGTCGACGATCTCCGTGGCTGCGGTCTTGGTGATGCCATTCTCACTTGCGATCTTGGTGATGAACTCGCCCTTCGACATTCTGTCCTCCGTTTCGCCTTGAAAAGGCGGGGTGAAGCGAGCATCATCCTCAACCCAACCAGTAAAATCAAGCTCAAACTGAGGTGCCGATGGCAAGACGGGATAGATGCAGGTACCCCAAGTGCAGGAACGAGGGAGAGATCGTCTACCTTGATCGGCCGCTGTGCTGGAAGCACTGGCAGATGATCGACGAGAGACCGGACCTCCTTCGCAAGAAGATTGGCCTCCCTCCCATGGAGAGGCCCAAACCAAAACCAGTATCGAAGTTCAGCATCTTCGCCGGAAGGGTGAGGGTGAGGAGGAGCCATTGACTCGAGAGCTAAAAGGAAAGCTGACCATCACCATGCCCAGCAGCACAACTGGGAAGTCCGTCATGCGGATTCTTCTGAAGGACCCTGAGGCGGTGCAGGAGCTGAGGATAGAGGTGGGTCTTGAGGAGTTCGCCAGGGCCATCGGCCACGAGGCTTTTCAGCCTTGCACCTTCGAGCTCCCTGAGCATTTCGGAAAGGTGCGGGAGTGCAAACAGGTCACAGTGCCTCTGTCCAAGAAGACCGAGTTCGGTATGGACGACACGGTGGCGAAGAAGCTCCTTGAGCCATTCTGGGTGGATGGGTGGACAGGCGGCATCCTCGACCTCATGAGCTTCAAGAACAGGGATAGTGACGGCAACGGCCTCGTCACATTGCATCGTTGGAAGGAGCGAGATGGCGAGGAGGAGGAAGCTGGCTAGAAATCACGGTTGGCTCAATTACTTCACAGACGCCCAGTTCGATTCCGCGATGTTCGTCTACAACGAAGGCTCTGTACACAAGAAGCACCTCCATGAGCGGACGCTAGCGTCGCTTCTTCGGGAGGGGTTCGTTGTCGTCGAGAGGGAGTTCGTGAAAGCAACACCAACATTGAGACGGTTAGTTAAAGCCGCAGCTGACGCTGAGGAGAGAGGTGATGACTGAGAAACCGACACAGATCACAGAGATCCACGAGCACAAAGCGCCGACCGATGAGTCGATTCGCTTGCTCATGGAGATGGAAGAGAAGCTGATCAAGCGCATCATCTACGCTGGGCCTGTGAAAGTGGCCAACCTCGAAGGGTCTGTCGTGCACATGCGGAATCACATGGGTGGCAGCACGATGCACGTCAGTCTCGCCATCGAGCAAGGGAAACGCCTCGACATCCCTGTGGAGTTCTCGCACACCAACCTTCTCCACGTCGGAGAATACACGAATTACTTCGTGGAGAAGGTCTCAGAAGAGATCGCCAAGAAGCTGTTGTCTGTGTCCGCAGACGTCAACGACTTCGTACGAGAAGAGCTGAGGAGATGACTGAGGTCGTGAAGGGGATGTTGTGAGATGTCCAGTCTGCACGATCGAGTGCGAAGGCGGAGCAAAGAAAGCAATGCTCCAGGACACAAAGACGGACTGCCCTGATTGTCACATCTACTTCTGCCCCAACTGTAAGCTCTGGCATCCATGGGAGCTCGGCTGCGCGCATGACGATCCAGAGGAAGACTGCCTCTGTGATGGGTGCTGGTGTGACCGTAAGAAGCGCCGAAGGTACCGGAGGTCCAAGAAGGAGCAAAGGCGGTCTGCCTTTCTCGCCTACTGGTGGCGAAAGCGCCAATTCGATAACTGCAAGCGCACCAGTTGGGACAACCAGTTAATCACCACTTACGAAGACGACGAGAAAGCAACGTACCGTGACCAAGTGCTCGGTATCGACCAATTGCTCGTCGAGGAGCTGATGGTCAACGGCCGTATGCCCAACCCAAGATTGTGAGGTGAATGATGAAGCAGGGAATGAGGGCGTACACGTACCACACGTCCTGTGTCAACAGCCGTGGGGATTGGATCGACAACATGGTGGACCAGGCCGAGGTGGTCACGCTTCAAACAGTGCGCAAGCATTGTGCTGACGTGCGGTTCTGGGAGCAGACCCTGAAGTACGACGTAGGCAACGAGCGAGGAGGCCTGCGCTTGAAAGACGACTGGCACGTCACCTATCACAAGAGTCAGTACAGGGGCCTGCCCTGCTACTACATCCAGCACTCGGGAATCGAGCATATCTGGGTGAAGGGAAAGCTATGAGTCAGTGTCAACGATGCAAGAGTGAGCGCGTCGCACTCCTGAACGCCAAGTGCTCTGATTGCTGCCAGTTGGTGGCAGAGGGCAAGGAGCTGTTCGGGTATGTCCCTCGTGACGCCGGCGTCGGCGGTGGGGACTACGTCGAGTTCTACTACTGCCTGGAGTGCGGACAGATTCAGGGCAAGTTCCCTGTTCACATCGACTTCAAGCAAAGCACATGAACTACATCGTCGAGGTCAAGAAGACCGACAAGAGCGCCGGCGTGGAGCAGGGGGAGGTCTACATGGCTGAGCTCTACGACTACGACGAGGGGAAGTGCACCCTCCTGGCCCGCATTCCCGATGGGCACAATCCAGGGTGTAACCACTACTGGACCGAAGTGACTGTTCTTGGAACTCGTTTTATCCCATCAAGAGCTTTCGACGAAAGGAGGGACTGCTGATGTCCAAGAAGAAGATTGACCGTTGCACTGGGCACTGCTGCCGACACTTTATGCTCGAGATGAACCCAGATGAGCTATGGGAGGCCTACCGGAGATGGCTCTACGGTGGTGCAGAAGAGATGTTCATGAAGCCGCAGCCCCAGCGTGAGTACGTCAAGGCGAGTCTGTCCTACGGTCGTGTGTTCAGGGACATCCATCTCGTGGCTCCGATGGTGCGCTACTTGGGCTACATGGTACCTCCTATCAAGCTCATCAACCCGGATGACCCACCCAACAAGGGCCACTACTACACGTGCAAGCACCTCAGTGACAACGGTGACTGCAGCATCTACGAGCACAGGCCTGACATGTGCCGGTCCTACCCCAACGGCCACGAGTGCGAGTTCGCCGAATGCACGTGGAAGTCGATGAAGGCGAAGAAGCGCAAGAAGCCCAAGAAGGACAGGGGCAATAAGCTCAAGGAGCTCGAGGGTCGACTGAATGCTGTGAGTAGATTGAATGCTGTGAGTAGGTGATGGCATTGTTCAAGGCCGCACTCTACGCGCTCACCATGGTCGTGTTCGGGGTTCTGCTCCTTCCCATCTGGATCCCATCGTTCGTGGTGGGCTTCCTTTCAAGAGCAGCATACGCTGCGTGGACACACGGCTACGTCCTCATGGACGAGTGGCAAGAGGCAGTGAAGGACTACTTGGAGGAGTATCGAAATGGTGATGACACCTGAGAGGTTCATGAGCAACAACACCGCCGCCAAGCAGCTGGTGGAGCTGATGGAGGCGAAGTTTAAGGAGGTGAAGGAAGAAGGGAAGTGGGACGGTAGCGACAAGGTTCGAATCACAATCGGGGGGGAGTACACCCCTCAGCTTCGTGACAAGGTCGTGGAGCGTTACGAGAAGGCTGGATGGGCGAAGGTGGAGCATGGCACCTCGAGCGAGCACGGTGACAAGCCCGGCCAGACGTTCTTCCTCTTCTACCTGGGAGAGACTTGATGAAGGTGAGCGAACTGATAGCGCTACTCGCCAAGCACGACCTGGACCTGGAGGTGTGGATGAGCTCAGACGGTGAGGGCAACACCTACTCGAAGTTCTACGACGTGGGCGAGAGGCACTACGTCCATCGAAGCGGGGACATCACAAGTGAAGAGCACGTCGGTGGCGAGAGCAACGAGAAGGTGCTCGTCCTCTGGCCAGAATAGACCGCGGGCAAACAGGAGAATAAATGTCGAACAATAAACCAACACACTCACTCAGGATGAGGCCCATTGATAAGAGCAAGCCCAGCAAAGAGATTGGGGTTGCTTGGACAGTGCACCACGATAACAAGGAGTTCTTCAGCATCAGCATCAACCCGGGTGTTGTCATCAACTGGCGTGACTGTGAGGATCATTGGTTCTCACTTTCCAAGAAGGAGCAGCGACATGGAGAAGCGCAGAAGGATGTTGAAGTTGGATGATGAGCCTGCCAAGACCAAGGTGACTATCCTTGGCGCCAAGAAGAAGGTGCTGAAGACCGTCCTCGTCAAGGACATGGTCAAGAAGGAGAACCGTGGGCACTTCGAGCAGGCACTGCGGCGTCAGTACCCCAGCGCCCTGAAGTTCAAGTGGGAGAGCGGTACGTTCCATATGTTTGGCGCGTAGGTAAAGGGGAGACAAAAGATGGATCAGGACACAGCTCTCGCAAGTGACGAGAAGGTGAAACACCATCTCTTGTACGCTCGCATCATGCTTGGGCGCTTGAAGGAGCTGATGAACCTCACAGACTTGCAAACAGACATACTCGTGGAGGGAAAAGATGGGAATACTGGACGGCCTCGAGAAGCTCGGGAAGGCGGCAATCGGGGCGGTGCTGACCCCAGTGGACGTCGTGCGAGACATCGTCCCTGGCGCCGGTGGCATGATCGATGGTGAAGACTCGAAGACGGTCGAGCGCTTGAAGAAGGTGGGACGCAACCTTGAGGATGGCGTCGACAAGATCGACGAGTGACACTCACTCTGTACAAGTAAGAAGGAACAACGAATGCTGAAGCACAATGGATGGACTGTCATCGACAGTAAGCCAGCGAAGGTGTGGTGGGACGACAAAGGCGCGTCGTACTACATGAAGGATGGTGAGTACCTCTTGTTCGAGAGTACCCCGCACATGCATGGTAGCCGGCGAAAAGCTCGTGAGTCCATCGAGAGTAGCAAGCCCAAAGGAACGAACATGGACAAGGTCCTGAGGGGCATCGCCGTCAGGCTGCGTATTCCCGAGGATCCTTACGATACCCTCGACACACGCGTTCTCGAGGCTATCGACGACCTCTACGACCAACACCACCGGTTGGACTTGATGCTGGGTGAGAAGTTGGAGAAGCTGCAGACGTCCGAGTGGCAGCTTCACGACGCCAAAGCACAGGTGCAGGACCTGATCACGCGCCTCGCGAAGTCTGTCACCCTCGACTACCACGGTGAGCAGGTCAAGCAGCTGACCTTGCAGCTGCACCAGTCCAACATGACCATCCACGCACTCGAGCTCAAGGCCGAGGCGTTGCACTGCCATCAGGTGATGCTGGCCGCACAGCGGGAGCAGCTGCGGAAGGAAGTTGCTGCTTTGGGGGGAAAGTGATGAAGAAGCACTTGCTCTACCTGAGCTATGTCCTTCGACACAAGTGGTACGTGCTTATTGAGTGCGTCAAGGTTGGCTTATGGTGGCGTGGCCTCGTTCACGACCTCAGCAAGTTCCTGCCGTCGGAGTGGTCTCCTTACGCGTGGAGTTTCAATGGCCCTTGGAGTTACAACGACAGACCCCAATGGCTGAGTGATAACTTCAACGTCGCGTGGATCAAGCATCAGCACCGCAACTCACACCACTGGCAGTACTGGGTGCTCATCGGCGATGTGTTGTCTCCCTTGGAGGGATACGACCCCAAGGACAACAGTCAGTGTCTGCTCATGCCGGACAGGTGCCGGCGTGAGATGATAGCTGACTGGCGAGGGGCTGGTAGAGCCCAGGGCCACGGTAACGACTGCTTGTCTTGGTACGCCAAGAACAGGAACAACATGAGACTACACCAGGAGACGAGACGCCTGGTGGAGCTAGAGATAGGCTACAAGGAGGACGAATAGTGAAGATCACGAGGAAGGTGAAGGACATCCTGCGGAACCTGCCGCCGGAGTGCCCGAAGTGTTCGAGCCAGCCAGGCATGCCGACGCTGTGCGATCTGTGTCTGGGCCTGCGCGACCTACGCAGTGCTCTGGGGATAGACCACACCAACGACGCCTACACGGGTCACTACGACGGCGGTAGGTGGAAGCCAGACAGGAGCGTCGATGAAGCGCAGGGGTAAAGGCATGTACCTCGGCGCGGTCAATGCCATTGCCGACGTGTGCTTGTGTGGGAGGGCAGTCAGGGCCAAGAAGGGGTTCTGGGAGAAGGTAGAGACGCTCCAACGCTGCGTTGTGAAGGCAGACGATGTGCGCAAAGAAAGGGAGCTGGTGAAGAGTAAGGAGGCCGCCAGGTTGAATACCAAGGTGGAGGACCTCACTCGGCAGCTCGAGCACGTGGCCAGGGACCGTCAGGCTGCAATCGATGGATTCCAAAAGTCTGTCGAGGAGAACAACAAGAACATGAGGGACGCCATCGCTGAGCGTGAACGCATCGTCAGCGAGTGCAACGTGAAGCTCAAGGGGGCACAGCTGGAGGTCTTCGCCCTCGAGGTGCGCCGGGACGAGCTGTCCTGCCACCGGATGTTCCTGATGGCGCAGCTGTGCCACTACA